ATTACGCCAGTTATAGAGGGTAGCTTCCGATATTCCTTCCAGTTGAGCAACCGCCGTGACGGTCATGTTGTAAGGTGGCAGTAATTTAGCCAGTGCTGCTGATTTTCGTTCGGGCGAAATGCGTTTCATGGTGTTTCCCCACCGCCCCATTAGCGTTTTTGATGGGGGTGACATCTATCCTGACAGAGGGGGGATCGCTGCCGCCTGGCCAACACGACAGACTTTATGATCAGCGCAGGCATCAGGAAAAACAGCCCGAACGGCGCTCAGCATCCCGATGGGAGCACGAAAAAACCTGTCGCCGCACGAAAAGCGCTGGGATCGCGTTCCAGAATAGCCCACCGACATTCCACGGGATCCGTGGTTATCAGGACGACTGTATGAAAAGGAGGAAGGAAAGGTGTTTGCACGGAGACTATGAGGGCATAAATCAGAGAAGATGACTGACAAGTATCTCGATACGTGGGAAAAAGAGTACGTGATACTGTAAAAGACCGAATATCAAAATTCGAGTTAACTCCAAAAAAACAATTAAAATCAAAAAATAAAAAAAAGACCGAATACGAAACCACAAAGATAAAATTCATAAAAAACAAAATGTTAGTTGATACTCATTGCAAAAGTGGCGACAAAATGACTACGGGGACTTTCGCCACATAGAATAATTCAAGATCACCATGAAAGAGTTTCTTTGCTTGCTTTAAGCTGCTCTTTGTACATTAAATTAAGCGCGTTATAGTCACAAACATCCAACTCATCACAATAATCATTTAGAACTTTTTCAAACAGATCGCGATCAGTGGCTTTTGTTAACTCTTTGAAAGCATCAAGATCTGCTTTTTCCATTAAACGCAAAGACATTGGATCGGTAACATCAATATCAGCCAAGCTATCCTTTACATTCCTTTCAATATAACGAATTACGGCGTTGCGCTCTTCTTTTGTTCCGGTAAAGTCTAAAGGATTGACAAAATCATCAGGAACAGATAATGCTTGAAATGAAATAAGAATAGATGCAACACATAATAACGAACGTTTTTTCATACCCCCCCCTTAGAATAAAACACTATGGATATTGACTCATGTGATCGGACAAAAACCTATCATTATCACCGTCACTCAAGGAGCCATATTTATCACAATCCTTTCCGTTCATTTTGAATGTAAAGCTTTGCACCTCCCACTGATTCATAACATCTACCTTTTGAATGGCATCAACTGGCCACTTTTCCCCATCGTTCCAGCGTGTTGCGCATACACTCCACATAGTGCTACGGGCAATAATCTCTGTTACCCTATCAAAATTAAAAATAACCTTTAGGTTAGGGTATTCATAGCGGTATTCTCTAATATTCAGGTCGCGCATAGCCTTATCTATGGATGCAGGAACTTTCTTCCCACTGGCTAGAGTAGGCAATGAAGTTAGCAGCAAGGAAAGAACTATTAATTTTATATTCAAGTTATAGCCTCAATTATTAACGATGGTTTTTTTTATTTCCCCGATGCATTCAACATCATCAACTGAACATTCGAAATCAGAGGATGCCGTGGAGACTTTGATTCTATTACCGGGGATGCGTACCACTGAATAAATATCATGAGCGCCATCGATATTAAGCAACCAATAGCCATTGCCGATTAAATTTTTTTCAAAATCGACCAACCAAGATGAGTTGCCGCGCTCAACGAAACGTATAGATTTTGAGTTATCTGGAATGAAAGACGGGTCACACACCCAAGATCCAAGATCTACAAGCGAACCAGATGCAATGGAAAGCCGAGGGATTGAAGAAAAAATCGGTTCATAAGATATTGCATCAGGATTTCCAGGCATACCCTGCCCAGTAGCCAACCACAAAAGAGATACACCAGTATCTAATGCGCAGGCAATAACCACATCACCAGGAAAGTGTTCACGCCTTACCCATGTGCTGATCGTTGCAGTAGAAATATTTAGGTAATCCCCCATTTCTTTCTGAGTTCTAAACCCGTAGGCATCCAACATGCGCCGAAGTACTGGTTTACCTCCGGATGCCTGAATTTGCGCATACAAATCACGGCCGTCAATCTTTGACTTGCCAATCTCAATATTTGCATTTTCAAACTTTCCAGTAACTAACCAACGCAAATCTGCACCAGTGTCCAAAGCGCACTTGATGATGGCATTACCAGGTACGCTGCCACGTTGAATCCATGAGCTGACGTTATTAGGGGGAAGATCGAGACTTTTTGCTAATGCCCGCTGGGATGTGACCCCATAAGCGGATGATAACCGCTCAACGATAGCGGCTGAATCTTCTGATTTATCAGTCATATGTAAGTTAGCTCAAACAAATGAATTTACACTGAATACATTTGCGATCTATAGTGAATACACACCACATGCAACACCGTAGAACACAAACCACTAAAAGGAGATATTGCGTTATGTCTCATGAGATTGCAAATGCCAACGGCATCGAAATCCCGCCAAATCCACATGACCTGATTGCAAATGTTGCAACCATGCTGCTGCCGGATCTGAGCGGCGCCATTCAGCAGGCGGTAGAGCGTGCTGTGGCTATTCACACATCCCCCACAATGTCCAAAGAGGACTTTGCCGCAGTTAACGGCATCAGCGCGTCAGTGCTGGAGAAGTGGATCGCTAACGGCGTTGTGCTGCTGGCCCCTACTCCAACCACTACCGTGACCCAGAACCGCCGCAACCGTAAAACCGGTGAGGTGGAAGAAATTACAATGACCAAGCACGGCAATGCCCTGATTAACCTGGAAGCGTGGCGTGAAAAAAATCGCCAGGCTGCGATCAAGTGTCGCTATATCCGCGGTTAATTCGATTATTCGAATTTTGAAGGGCAAAACCATGTTTGATTACAAAGTCTCTAAACAAACCCACTACGCGGATGCATGCCGCATTTTCGCGAATAAGCACAACATCAAGCAGTTGAGTGCCGATGCTGGCCTTTCTGCCCAGGTGCTGCGTAACAAGCTGAACCCTGATCAGCCGCACCGCCTGACCGTGGAAGAGTTGCTGATACTGACCGACCTGACCGAAGACCCGACGCTGATTGATGGCATGTTGGCGCAACTGCATTGCCAACCATGCGTGCCGATCAACGAGCTATCAGATTGCAAGCTGGAATCCTATGTTCTGCGCGCCACGTCGGAGATCGGAAAGGTAGCAGCGGAAGCTGTAACCAACTGCAGCATGACCGCCACACGGCGCGGGGCCATTCGCGAAAGCGTTAACGCCGGCATTCGTTACATGACGTTGGCCGGGCTGGCGATGCAGTCACGCATCCACGCTAACCCAACAATGGCATCTACCGTTGACGCCATCACGGCTGTTGGCGCATCGCTGGGTATGAATTGAGGGGTGAATATGGATATCAGAAAGTTATGGCTTGATGCTGCCGACAGCCTGGTAATGGCCTATTTGGATCAGGCAAACAACGGTGATTTCAACAAGATATCTGTTTTATCTGCGTTGGAACATACATCAGATGCGCTGTACCACTTGGATCACGGGCTTGCCTTGTTCATTTCTGGACATGCGCGCCGTTGGTTTGAGGCTGGGATGATTGAGCCGGCAAATTTCGCAACTGAATGGTACAGCAAAACGGCAAAAGCCAAGGGGGATAAATGAGCATATCCATTGCCCCACTGCTCAAGCAGCAAAGCCAATCGCGGCATTTTGGCCACGGCTGGATCGAGTTGCGAAACGGGAAGCGTTGGCACCCTGCGCACAGCCAGAAAGAGCTGTTGGCACAGATGGCAACTAAACCAGGCGAATCTTTAAGCCGCACGGTGGTGAAATGGCTAGTACAGAAACTGCGCGCGTTGTGCCCTTAAAAGCAGGGCAGCGAGCGAACGGCCTGCAGCACATTGCAGAGTTGCGCCGGGATATTTTCAAGTGCGACAGCACAGAAGAAATAAACCGATTTTTTGCTGATTTACGCGACAAACGCGATCCGAGTTATGAGGAAAATATTCGGGCATTGGGTGCGATTTTCTACTTGGCCAACATCAGGGCTGAGCGTCACGGGCTGAAATTTAATGAACTGACGAGTGAGGAGAAAAAAGCATTGATTAGTGCAATGAATAAATTCCGCGCAGTCGTGAGTTTATTTCCAAGGCATCTAAGCATGCCGATCGAAATAGCTTTTTAACGAAACCGTAATTAATTGGCGTAAACCCGCCGGGCTTCTTATTACCTGAAAACAGGAGAACACCATGCGAAATATTCAAAAAAAGCCAATCACTATTGGCATTGATTGGGCCGCCGGCCGTGATGTTTCAGTTGTTCATCACGACGCATATCAACTGGAAGAAATGCTAAAGCGCGCTCGGATGGATGAGCGCAAAAACCAGGCAACCGTAATGGCCACCAAACTGGAGAACCTGGCCAATGCCATTATCGCCCGTGATCTTTCAGTACGCGACGCTGTGGAACTGCTGCGCCATGAAGCCGAGTTTATCCAGAATCAGGCGCTGGAGCTGCACTAATGGCCGATTCAATGGATATCGAACAAGAGCGCCAGCAGTTGATATTGGCGGCTCACATCGAACAGGCGCGCCGGAAACCGGCCGCCCCTTCTGCATTTCTTTGTGAAGAGTGCGACGCGCAGATCCCAGAAGCGCGCCGCCTTGCCGTTCCCGGCGCATCCCGCTGTGCCAGTTGCCAGGAGCTTCACGAGGCCAAATCACGGCACATCAGGAGATAACCATGCAAAACATGACACCGCAGCAATTAGCCCAGAAATGGCTGGATGAAAATGCGCTGATCCTTGATACGGAAACCACCGGGCTGGAAGCCGGCGCCGAGATTGTGGAAATCAGCATCATAGATTCCACTGGCAAAGTGCTGATTGATGAATTGGTGTGCCCTTCAAAACTTATTCCCGCAGAAGCGACCGCGATACATGGAATCACAAATGACGATGTGAGGGACGCTCGGACATGGCGAGAAATTTGCGGCGAAGTTGATGCCATTATTTCAGGGCGCACCGTAGTTATTTATAACGTTGAATATGATGTTCGGTTGTTAATGCAGACGGCGCAAATAGCCGGTGTTGAATACGCGTTTGATGATGGGCACCCTATCTTCCAGTGCGCCATGCTTGCCTATGCCGAATTTTACGGACAATGCGATCGGAAGCGAGACGGTTATAAGTGGCAGAAACTGACTGAGGCAGCCAAGCAGCAAGGCATCATTATCCGAGGTAATTCACACCGGGCGCTAACTGATTGCGTTACCACTCTTGATTTAATCAAGGTGATGGCCGCCGGGCATTTCCGTTCGAAATCACCAACCTTTCTCAAGGCAGAAAAGGTCGCCCACATCATAACGCAGCTTCTTTATGTTGATGAAGATGTTGTTTCGGCATTTCTGGCCACCCAAGAAGCAAGAGAAGCCATCGGCAAATTGGTGTATCCAGAAGTATTGCTGGCTTATTTTGCCAATAATCGAATCGAACGGATTTCTGTCGCTTTCAATAATCCTTATAGCGTCCTCAAGAAAGATGATGGGGGCGCACAATGAACCGCTCCCCGCTCAAATGGCTGGGCAGCAAGGCCGGCATCATCGACACCTTGCGCCAGCACCTGCCGGCAGGTAAACGCCTGGTAGAGCCGTTCGTGGGTTCTGCATCGGTGTTTCTCAATACCGACTATGACAACTACCTGTTGACCGATATCAACGGCGATCTGATCAACTTTCACAACATGGCAAAAAACCTGCCGGAAGTGTTGATCCGCGAGACTCGCAACCTGTTCAGGCAGCATGGCGATGAATTGGGTTATTACGCTGTACGCGCTGATTTTAATCTGCGCTGTGACAGTAATTTCCTCTATCGCGCCGCGCAGTTTCTTTTCCTCAATCGCTACGGATATAACGGCGTATGCCGCTATAACCTGAGCGGTGAATTTAACGTGCCATACGGCCACCGCAAAACACCGCCATATTTTCCCGAAGAAGAAATCCGCGCTTTCTCTGAAAAGGCCAACGCCACAAAAGCCGTGTTTTTGTGCTGTTCCTTTGAAGAATCAATCCGCATGGCGCAGCCGGGCGACGTGATTTATTGCGATCCGCCGTACATCCCGGCATCTGCCACCGCCAATTTTACAGGCTACCACACCAACGGTTTTACCGCGGATCAGCAGCGCAAGCTGTGCCGCATGCTGCGCGTTGCCGCACGTCGCGGCTGTGCCGTGGTGGCATCCAACAGCGAAACCGCCGCAGCGCTGGGTTTGTATTCAGATTTCAGTATTGCAACAACTACCGCCCGCCGTTCGGTCAGCGCCGCCGCTGCCGGCCGCAACCGTGTCGGGGAAATTATCGCAACCATGGGGGCTATGGATTGAACGTTATCGATCTGTTTTCTGGTTTTGGGGGTTCATCTACCGGCGCTCGCATGGCTGGCGCGACAGTTGTATGGGCCGGTAACCACTGGCAAGCCGCCGTTGATGCACATGCGAAGAACCACCCGGGCGCGATTCATGTTTGCCAGGACTTGCATCAGGCTGACTGGTCACAGGTGCCCACGCACGATCTGATGATGGCATCACCATGCTGCCAGGGGCACAGCAAGGCACGCGGTAAAAAATCCGGTAACCCGCAGCATGATGCCAGCCGTTCTACAGCGTGGGCGGTTGTTTCGGCCGCCGAGTTTCATACGCCGCCGGCGATCATCGTTGAGAACGTGCCAGAGTTTCTGAAATGGGCACTCTACCCCGCGTGGGAAACGGCAATGCAGGCATTGGGTTATTCACTGGCGCCGCACATAGTGGATTGTGCCGATCTGGGCGTACCGCAAAACCGCATCCGCATGTTCATCGTTTGCACCCGCAGCAAATCGCCCCTGTATCTGACGCTGCCGAAACTGCCGCATCTGCCGTCTAGTTCATTTGTCGATTTGTCTGCCGGCAACTGGCAACCCGTCGAAAAACCAGGCCGCGCTGCCAACACGCTGGAGCGAGTCAAAAACGGCCGTTCACAGTTTGGTGATCGCTTCCTGTTTAGCTATTACGGCAATACCAAAACAGGCCGCGCACTTTCGCGCCCCATCGGAACAATCACCACCCGCGACCGATGGGCGGTGGTTCATGGTAACCGCATGCGCATGCTGACAGCGGACGAAACCATGCGGGCAATGTCATTCCCTGATGACTACATCCGCCCGGCGTCACATCAGTTAACCGTACATATGGCCGGCAACGCCGTGCCGCCAAAAGCTATGTGCGAAATCATAAAGGCAGTGAGGGCAACAGCATGAATCTGTTCAGTTTGTTTACAAAATTCAGGAACCGCCGGAAGCGCAGGACGTTAAAAGCGGGCATCTACACCGTGAGAGGTTATTACAATCGCGAGGAAGCGGATCTTATTTGCAGTTTGTTAAAAAAGGTTAAACACGAAGAATTACAGATAGGACTTCCGGTGGTTCTTGCTGCGGGGGCCATAAGGGACACAGATGCGGTCAAGCTGATTACCAGTGAGATATCCGACTTTTGCGCAGGACTTGGACAGCCTGGCGAACCAGAAACACCGGAAGAAATACAGCAGAGCTTGTTAAGCCGTATTTTGCCGTTGCTCGTAGGACAACCATCAGGATTAAACCCAGCAGCGCGAGATGTATTGGCGGAAAGACTGCCACATTTAATGATGAAGCATCGGATAGCTGTAACGCCAGAATATGAAGGGCGATGGCACGCCGATGTTTATGGTGATGAACCTGAGCCCATAGGTTCCTCGGAGGCTGCAACACCAACTGATGCCGTATGCGCGGCAATGAGGAGTGCCGGCATTTCGACGGACGTAAACGCGCCGTCAGCACCGGAAGGGTTCAAGTTGGTACCCATTGAGCCCACGCCAGAAATGCTCGCCGCTGCGGGAGATTGTGAAGACGTTCTATGGGACGAAGTTGAAGACGATCTTTTTATTGTGCAGCATCGCGCTATTTACGAAGCCATGCTGGCAGCCGCACCGGGTAATCAAGAGTGACGCAGAGCACCCGCAGCCGCCAAGCGCCAACGCCGCCGCTACCCTATCCGGGCAGCGGCGCGCCTGCTTTCGAATGGGCCTACTCTTGGAACGCCCCGCGCCAGGGCGTTGGCTCCCCTTTTGTTAGCGCCGAAGAGCAAAATAAACGTGATCGCATCAATGCTGACATTGAAGCGGCTTTCGAGAGCCTGAACCGCCAACCGGAGTTAGTGAAGCGCCAGGTAAATTCGCACTTTTTTAAACTTGAACAATCGCACGGGATCCAGCGAGCACATGCCTACTTGACGCTGAACTTTGTTAAGCGGGCATTACCGCGCCTGGAACTGGTTAATAAACAATACCGGTTATCAAAAATGACCGCCGATAACTCACGATATTTGGCCAGGTATAACCAACTGGCCGACATGTCGCGCAGCGATGTTGAAGCGCTGGCAGAAGATATCGCGGCATTCATCGCACAGGAGTTGGGCCTTGTTGATGGCGAATGCCAGGGTGCCAGTGAGCTGAAAACCCTGTGGCTGCTGTATCGCCGCGCCGGCCATATCACGCGCGACTTTCGCCAGTCGCCGCCGCTTTGGGAAAAGCTGAGTAACCGCTTTTTCAGCGAAGAGGATGCGGGGCCGGCCGTTGCCCGTATGTTATCGCCTGCGTGGTGGCTAAACCGCCTGCGCCGCACGTCCGCCGAATGGCGCGAGCACCTGCATATTGCAATGGCGAACGTCAGCAAGAAAGCTACCCCCTATGCCAGTAAGGTAACGATCACCGAATGGCGCGAACAGAAGCGCCGCACCCGCGAATTTCTGAAAGGCATGGAGCTGGAAGACGAAGCGGGAAACCGGATCAGCCTGATCGATAAATACGACGGCAGCGTAGCCAATCCTGCGATTCGCCGTTGTGAATTAATGACGCGCATACGCGGCTTTGAAGATATCTGCAACGAGCTGGGCTATATCGGTGAGTTTTACACGATTACGGCCCCTTCAAAATTCCACGCCACCAATAAACACGGCCACCGCAACCGCAAGTGGAATGGCGCCAGCCCGGCAGCAACGCAGGCGTATTTACGCGCCGTTTGGTCACGAGTCCGCGCCAAATTGCACCGCGACGATTTGAGAATTTTCGGCATCCGGGTTGCAGAGCCGCATCACGACGCCACGCCGCACTGGCACATGCTGATGTTTATGCGCCCGGAAGATGCCGGGCAAGTCCGCGAAATCATGCGCGACTACGCCACGCAAGAGGATGCAATAGAGCTAAACAGCGATAAGGCGCGTAAGGCGCGCTTTCACGCTGAGGCTATCGATCCTGACCAGGGCAGCGCCACGGGCTATATCGCTAAATACATTTCGAAAAATATAGACGGCTATCAACTGGATGATGAGCTTGACGACGAGAGCGGCAAACCACTGAAAGAAACGGCCGCCGCCGTTTCCGCCTGGGCGGCGCGATGGCGTATCCGGCAGTTCCAGTTTATCGGTGGCGCCCCGGTGACCGTTTACCGCGAGCTACGCCGGATGGCCGACCACGAAACCGCGATCGGCCTTAGCGTTGAATTTGCAGCGGTGCATGATGCTGCCGACTTTGGCCGCTGGGCGGAATACATCAACGCCCAGGGCGGGCCGTTCGTTAAACGTGATGATCTGGTTGTTCGTACCTATTACGAAACGGCCGAGGAATCCAACGGATACGGCGAAGACGTGATCCGGGTGCGTGGTGTGTTCTCACCGTCAGTTGGGCAGGACGTTCCCATTATCACCCGTGTAACCCAATGGAAAATAGTGCCGAAAAAAGCGCCGGTTTTGGAAGTTGACCTTAAGGGCGCGCCCGCGCCCTCTCGGAGTTCTGTCAATAACTGTACGGGGGATCCGGGTGGGAGGATGGCCCCGCCGGGTGAAGATCCCCCGGATGGCGAGCTGTCGGCGCTGAATTTTGCACAAATGACAGCCAAGGAACGCCGTCTGCTACTCCGCCGGGTGCGTGGTGATGCATCAGAAAGGCGGACGAAGCCGAAAACGCGCCAGCACGATGCCGGCGAGCGCCAAACATTACCCGTTCGACGCCGCACAAAACCGGATGCATTAACCCGGTTTGAGCACCTGCGCGCGAGGGTTACCGGGCCACAAACAGAAATGGAGGCGTTATTGCGCAGCCATGCCAAGAAAACAGAACAGATACGAGAGCGGATCCGCAGGGAATTGATGAATGCAGGTGTCGCAAACCCATCAGCCGCAGATGTTGAGCGCCTGGAATTGGGGAAAACGGTGAAAGTTTCGAATGTGGTTTACCGGGCCGATAGCAACGGCTATTTGCACGGCCGGCGTGAAACACATCGATCACAGTCATAACCGGCTGTGCCAGCAGCTTGGCATAGACGAACCACAATATTGGCAGCTCTGTTAGCAACGCATAAAGACCAACAGAGAAAATACTGTTTATTTGTACAGTTCTTTATGGTTATACTCCGACCAACTAGTTGGGAGGGAACATGGCACGAGATTACGAAATTCCACACGCGTTTAACGCCGCTATCAAGCGAGATGTAACAGGTAAATTCACCGTATCAGTACGCGATTTCATTCATGAATTGGTGAAAGTGAATCACCATTTCTGCCCACAACAAGCCAATGACTGGATACGCCGCTATCAATATAAATGGCGTGTCTATGAAGAAGGGGCAAGCGGGCTTCATGTATACGTTAGATATAATCCGAATTAACAGTGGCCGCCCTCGGGCGGCTTATTAGAAAGCTGGACAAGACCCAATGCGCGTCAACACAAGATATCGGAACGCCTGCCCCTGCTAACCTACAGATCGATCGCACCGCACTCATAGCCCCTTGTATGGCAATACATCAGGAACGAATGATATCAGCATGTAAACGATAGGTTACTTAACGTTGAATAAAGCACCAAATAAAAAACATAACACAATGAAAATAAAAGGAATGCAATAAAAACGCTATTCAACCACCTTGACGATGATTTATAAACCGACCATCATAATACTGTATATATAAACAGTACCAATAAGGGGTTAACATGGAAGCGGTTGAAAAACAAAAACAAACTCTAGAAAGAATTCGATTAATTGCCGAATTGGTATTGATCGCACAGCAAAACGAACATGACATGAAATTAGCTCTGGGGATGATTACAGATTTAACCAACAGCGTGCTGAGTGACCAAGAAAGTGACGAAATTTTTTACAATGCCGAAGGGGGTTAGCACTATTCATGGTCAATACGCTGCATTGGTTGTGATGCATGTCTATGCCGCATGGATCCGCATGATCGAAAAAGGATCAAAACCAATCGGGCGCACCAGTAATGGCGCGCCTTTCCGCTATTCATGCACCTGCATGAAAACCAATACAAAAAGCGGGCAGGCGTGGCGGGGCTACGATTGCGCGCGCCGGGGTTTGCTGGGTGAATTTCACCGCAAATGATAATCATTACCATCTGCATAATCGATTGAATGAGAACCCATCTCATTTGCGGCGAGCCCGCTCGTGTAGACGATCGGAAGGCATAAAAAAACCGCCTGCCGGCGGTTCGTCGATGTGGTTAAAGGCTACTCATCATCGCTAAGCGTGTAAGGCTTGAAGGTTATCACCTCATCGCCTATCCACTCGTTTAGCTCTTGCATGCGGCATTGCAGCGGCTCCAGCTCATTACGCACAAACACCTCGCTCGCCTCCTTCACATTGCCGAAACCGCCGGCATTTTCCGGAACGATGCACATCAGTTGCGGCGGCACCCGGTGCGCGTGAAGTTGGTCATCGCGGGTGACATTTTTGATATTCCAAAACTCATCCTTGGCCGCTACCTCGCTTAGCGGAATGATCTGAATGCCATCCTTCTTCCCGTTTGGTGAGTACATAAACAGGTTGCGGAAATTGCCGGGCCCGCGCGCGCCCTTCATCGCCTGCCGGATATTATCAATATCGCTTTGGTTAGCGGCTGCGTCGCTCATGTACATGATGAAGCCGGCATGGCTGCCGTTTTGGTAATACTTGCGCCGGAACAGCGTAGCTGACTCGTTGAGCCAGGCAGAATTCAGCGCGCTGAGATATTCCGGCAGTCCGTAAACCTCCTGATTAATGTCCGGTTCCAGCAGGTGGAACACGCTGCCTTCTTCAAACTGATACGGCTGCACGTCAACCCCATATTGCACAAACCAATACGTTTCCAGATCAATGCCGCGCCGGGTGTATTTGGCCAGCGAAGGGATTAGCGCCATCGGTTGATTTAGGCGGTTGGTGCGCAGCTCAAGATATGCGTTGCCAAACACCAGGTAATCCTGCACGAAACGGCTAAACGCCTGCTGGCTTAATAGCGGGTGCGGTTTAAAGGTGCTGGTGAGAATATTGCGCTTCACGTACAGCGGCGAGCTGTGGTGCACGGTGGCGCGGAACGTCCTGGCCAGCCCGTCGAAGCTGATCGGCGGTTCATACCATTTATCCATGCGTACACACTCGACATAATCCAGCAATTCGCGGCGATCGAGCACCGGAACAGGATCGCCAAAGGTGAAAGCCTCAACGCCTGCTGATTGCTTTTGCGAGTGCACCGGCGGTAATACCGGCGGTAATGCGCGGCCTTTCTTGCGCTTGCTCATCTAAAAAATCTCCACAATGTTGCTATTGCCCGCCGTGACGCCTTCAAGCGGTTCATTGAACAGCGCATGCATGGTTGCCCACGCCAGATCGGCATGGCTGGCCTCTTCGCTGCGGCTGGCTTCATACGTTGGCCGGCTACCGCTGGCGGTCATTGCCTTGCGGATAGCCATAAATGATTGGGTTATATCGGTGTGCCCGGTGTCATACTCCAGGCGGCGATGGGTGATAATGTCTTTGGCTTTCAGCACCAGGGCGTTTTTAACTTCTGGGCGGTAGACAAACTCCCGTGCTGCGGGGAAAAACTGCTTCACTAGCTGATAAACGCCATGGCCAACCCCGGTGGAGTCAATGCCGATGTACTGCACGTTGTAACATTCGGTCAGCTGCTTGATGCTTTTTGCCTGGGCGGCAAAGTCCATGCCGCGCCATTGGTGGCGCTCCAGGATGCGGAATTTTCCGCCCGGCACCATTGGCGGCGCCACAACGACGCAGCCGGCACTATCGCCTGATGCGGAGCCTTTCGCCGGATCGTAGCCAATCCATACCGGCCGATATCCAAACGGGCGAATGGCCAGCGCCTCGAAATCCTCCCAGGCTTCCCAGCTATCAACCATGCACCCCTGCATTTCCGTGAGTGGGAACACCGACGCCATATCGTCGATAAATTCACACATCAGCAGGTTCTGATAGTCTTCAGGCCCATACTCAAGACGCAGCTGATCCAGGTCAAACAGGTTGCACCCGCCGTTTACCGCATCCTCAACGGTGATGATTTGGCGGTACTGGCCATCCGGGCAGAGAACGCCGCGCGCCAGGTTCGCATGGGTAAGATCGATATCAATCCGATCGGATTTGGCCCGACCCTTGTTATAAAGGGCACCTGACCAGAACGGATACGCGCTGTGGGTTAGGCTGGAAGGCGTTGAAAAATATGTTTGACGCCATTTCTTGTGCAGCGCCATGCCGGACGCAACCTTGCGCAGTTCTTGGAAACGGGGTATCCAGAAATATTCATCAAGGTAAAGGTTGCCGTGATAGCTCTGCGCTGTGCGGGCGTTGGTGCCCAAAAAATACAGGCAGGCGCCATTGCCCAACGTCATTGGATCGCCTTTTAGTTCCACATCAACTTCACGGGCAAATTCAATGATGTATTGCTTGAAAACGTGCGCCTGTGCCTTACTGGCAGACAGGAATATTTGGTTTCTGCCGGTGGTGATAGCATCGATCAGGGCTTCGCGCGCAAAGTAGAACGTGGCTCCAATCTGACGCGATTTGAGCAAGTTGCGGATGCGGTGTTTGGCGCCGGCCTCAAACCAGTTGCGTTGATACTTAAACAGCGAATCATGAAAAATTTCGGTGAGCTTTTCTATCTGCTCATCGCTGAATACATTCTTCTCTGGCGCCTTGCGTGGCCCGTTGTTGCGGTTGGATACGTTGGGGTTCAGGTCAGCCTCATTGCCGCCGTTCATAAACTTGCCGATCCGTGCGTGGCGTTCACCCTGGCGCGCCAGCAGGTCGATTTCTTTAAAATCTTTCCCTTCTTTATGCTCCTTCATCACCAACTGGCAATAGCGTGCGGCCGTGGTAAGTTGCATCTGATCCAGTGGCCCGTAACTCGCCCACTTGTCGCGCTTCTTCCAGCTGTGTACTGTTGCGGCCTTCTCTCCCAGCATTTCAGCAATGCGGGATATGCGTAACCCCTGAAAGTACAGGAACATTGCCTGTCTGCGGGGATCAAGATCGGTGTTGGGTGTTGTCGTTGTCATGGCGCCAGACTACCGACCAGCCGCCAAGCCATCCCTTGCTGGCCATTGTGCCAAAAGCCACACAATGCCCGCTCGTTGTCTACCTTCCCTGTTCACCGCAACCATAAGCCTGACCGATTACCAGAACTGACCGGAACAGACTAATGACACTTAAAGCAAAGCGTTTTCGTATTGGCGTAGAGGGTGCGACAACCGACGGCCGCAATATTGCCCGCGAATGGCTCACGCAAATGGCCAAAAACTACAACCCAAGCGTGTACGGCGCGCGGGTGAACATGGAGCACATCAAGGGTTATCACCCGGATAGCTCTTTCCGTCGTTTCGGTGATGTAACCAACCTGACCGCGGAAGAAATCAAAGAGGGCCCACTAGCCGGGAAAATGGCGCTGTACGGCGATATCGCGCCAACCGCTGAATTAGTGGAAATGGTTAAGCTCTCACAGAAGGTCTACACCTCAATGGAGGTGAACCCAAATTTTGCTGATACCGGCGAAGCCTATCTGGTTGGCCTGGCTGTTACCGATGACCCAGCCAGTCTGGGCACCGAATACCTGGCATTCAGCGCATCGGCATCAGCCAACCCACTGGCCAACCGCAAGCAGCATAAAGACAACCTCTTCACCGCTGCCGACGAAACCCTGATCGAATTCGAAGAACAGGACGAGCAAAAGCCCAGCCTGTTTGGCCGGATCACCGCCATGTTTGCCAAAAAATCCAGTACTGACGATGAGCGCTTTAGCGATGTACATAAGGGCGTCGAGTTGGTTGCAGGCGAAGTGCAGAAGTTGAGCGACGGTGTGGACGCACTGCGCGGGGGTGTCGAAAAAGCCGAACGGCTGGAAGGCAAGGTGGCCGAATTGACCAAGCAGGTAAATGAACTGCAAACCAACCTGAGCAAACAAGACCGTAATCAGAAGTTTCGACCAGTAACGCCTGGCGGCGGCGCGGATAGTTCAGGCGAAAAAACTGATTGCTGATAAGCATCAGCACAACAGACAACAGATTACGGAGATCGAGGAAGCATGCGCAAAGAAACGAAATTTAAATTTAACGCCTACCTGAGCACCCTTGCCGAGCTGAACGGCGTGCCGGTTGAGCTGAGCAGCAAGTTTGCTGTAGAGCCATCAGTAGCCCAAACCTTGGAAGATAAAATTCAGGAAAGCTCTGCATTCCTGCAACTGATCAACATCGTTCAGGTTACCGAACAATCAGGCCAACGCCTGGGGCTGGGTGTGGGTACCACCATTGCCAGCACGACGGATACCGCAACCAAAGAGCGTGAGCCGACCGATCCCAGCGGACTGGACTCCATTGAGTACAAATGTGAGCAAACCAACTTCGATACGTCGCTCAGTTACGGCAAATTGGACTTGTGGGCGAAGTTCCAGGACTTCCAATTGCGGATCCGTAACGCCATCGTGATCCGACAGGCGCTAGACCGCATCATGATTGGCTTTAACGGCGTCAAGCGTGAAAAAACGTCTAACCGCACCACTTACCCATTGCTCCAGGATGTGAATGTTGGTTGGTTGGAAAAATACCGTCAGGACGCACCGGCCCGCGTGATGGATAAAATCATTGATGATGCCGGCGCCGTAGTTTCCGCAGAAATCCGCGTGGGTGAAAACGGTGATTTTGCCAACCTGGATGCGGTGGTAATGGATGCGGTAAACAACCTGATCGATCCGTGGTTCCAGGACGATACCGATCTGGTAGTTATCTGTGGCCGTGGCCTGCTGGCTGATAAATATTTCCCGCTGGTTAACAAAACCCAGCCGAACTCTGAGGCTCTGGCAGCCGATCTCATCATCAGCCAGAAACGCATGGGCGGGCTGCAGGCTGTGCGTGCTCCATTCTTCCCAGCCAACGCCATGCTGATCACCCGTCTGGATAACCTTTCCATCTACTGGCAGGAAGACACCCGCCGCCGCCTGATCATCGACAACCCGAAACGTGACCGGATCGAAAACTTTGAATCGGTCAACGAGGCTTACGTGGTTGAAGATTATGGCTGCGGTTGCCTGATTGAAAACATCAAGTTGGGCAAGTTTGAAGCGGCGGCCGGCGATGCAGGTACGGGCCAATAATTATGGCCATGAGTCCTGCACAGCGCCACGCGCGCTTTATCCAGGCTAAAGAGGCCGCCCGCCAGGGCGGCGCTCTTAATCGCCACGCCAATGGTTATGAGTTGATGCTCATGAAGATTGCCGAGGATAGCCGCCGGCTGAAACAGGTTCAATCACAGGAAAAAAAGGCCGAGCTTAAGCGTGAGCTGTTACCACACTATGCCCCCTGGGTTGCCGGGATCCTGAAATCAGGCAGCGGTATCCAGGACGACGTGATCATGCACGTCATGATATGGCGCATTGATGCGGGCGACTACAACGGCGCTATCGACATAGCCGAATATGCGCTGAGGCATAACCTGGTCATGCCTAGCCGCTATTCACGCCAAACAGCCTGCGCAGTGGCGGAAGAAATCGCCGATTGCGCACTGAAAGCCCATGATGCGGGGCGGCCGATAAACCTATCTATTCTATCCCGCCTGCTGGATCTGACCGAACCCCACGATATGCCTGACGAAGTGCGCGCCAAGGTGCATAAGGTCATGGGCTATGGGTTGCGGGATCGCGGGCAAAACGAGTTGGCACTGGCGCAGCTGCAGCGGGCTTTCCAACTGCATGAGCGGATTGGCGTCAAGAAAGACATTGAGCGACTCGAACGCGAGTTGAAAAAGGCCGGTAACGGCTAAACCGAACGTGCCCACGCGCGGGGCGGCACGGGCGTTGCGACAGGTTTTTAACCGCATCAATACGCCCGTCCACCGCCCACCTATTGAGAGAAGCCGACATGGTGAAGTTCGTCGCCCCAGGACAGGCGGAAGAGGCTCTGCCAACAATCAAAAACACCCCATTTTGGCCAGATATCGATCTGGGGGATTTGCAGGAATGCATCAGGACGGATGGAACGTTTACCGTGCAGCGGTTACGGCATGCGGCCCTGAATGCAATGGCAGAAGTTAATGGGGAGTTAACCCTATGGCGGGAAGCTCGCCAGGCTGAGGGGGTGGCCGATTTGGCCGCGGTGCCGGCCGAACAGTTGGACGATGAAAGCGTGCTGCTGCAGCACTACCGCCGCGCAGTGTACTGCATCACCAAGGCCAACCTGAATGAACGTTATCGGGACTATGACGCCACGGAAAGCGGCAACAAGCGCGCCGATGCTACAGACGAATCTATTGATGATCTGTGGCGTGATGCCAGATGGGCAATGCGTTTGATTCAGGGTGAGCGGCATATGACCGTGGAATTGATCTGATGAAGGTCATCGCGCACCAATACGACACCGTGGATCTGCTGTGCTGGCGCTATTACGGCCGCACTGACGGTTTGGCGGAAGTCGTTTTGTTGGCTAACCCAGGGTTGGCGGATATTGGGCCCTTTATTCCGCACGGTACGCCGGTAGAAATGCCGGACATTGCGCCGGCGGCAACACAGCAAACTATTCAACTTTGGGATTGAAAAATGACTGAACCCGTTACCACTACCACAACGCTTGCATCGTTCATCATCGGCGCCCTGCTCTCTATTTTGTCGGGTGACGCGATGCCGGTGTTGTTAGGCGCATGCGGCGGCGCGTCTCTTTTTGTTCTGGCATCACAGGAACTGACGCTAAAACGGCGCGGCGTGTTGTGGGCCTGCAGTTTTATTGCCGGTTGCCTGTTCGCGCCGATTGCCGCGGCAATGATGAAAAAGGCCACAGGCTTAGATGTTGAGGTGAAGCTCGGCGCCGGCGCATTCGTCGCTGCAGGTGTGGCCATTAAAGTGCTGTTGGCCGCGCTGAAACGGCTTGATAACGATGCGTCAATTTTCCGCATATTCAAGGGGAAATAATCATGCAATGGATCACGTCACTTATCTGCCTGGCAATCGCCCTGCGCCTGCTGGCATTCCAGCGCCAGGGAGCGCCCCACAACCGATGGGCGGCCGTAGTTGCCTATGTGGTGATCAGCGTCTGCTTTTCTGTGTTGATGCTCGCCATTTTTGACCGGGTGCCACCACCTGAACAGGTAACGGCCCTATTTGGATTCATGATCTTGATGGCGCTATTGAGGTCGCGCGGCAACATCATGATTTTTATTCCAACGCTGGATGAGCTGAAAAACCGCCGCAAACACGGCAAGAGAGGGAAAGATGGCCAGAATAGCTACAACCGCTAACGGAAACGCATTTTTGGATATGTTGCGCTTTAGCGAGATCGGGCCTGCTTTGCTCGCTCGATCTGATCAGGGTTACAACGTGATTGTGACCGGCATTGATGGTAAGGCGGAAACCTTCGCTGATTATCGCGATCACCCATTTGCTGGCGGCCGGCCGGGGAAAGTGTTTAACAGCCGTGGGCAGCGCAGCACTGCATCAGGGGGCTATCAGTTTCTAATCAAGGATTGGGCCCACTACCGGCGCCAATTGAAACTGCCCGATTTCAGCCCTGAATCACAAGATAAATGGGCCATCCAACTGATCCGGGAACGCAACGCGCTGACCGATATCAATGCCGGCAGGATTGAAGCGGCAATTCGGAAATGCCGCAATATTTGGGCAAGTTTGCCGGGCGCGGGGTACGGGCAGCCAGAGCACAAGTTGGAAACGTTACTGAGCAAATACGTTGAATATGGCGGGGCGTTAGCATGATAAGCAGTATCCCGCGCGTGTGGATCGTTGTTGGTGCCATCCTGTTGGCAAGCATCGCCGCCCTGGGGCTCCAGTCATGGCGATTGGGGAAGGCAAAGGATGATATAGCCCAGCAGAAAAACACGATCACTGCGCAAGGCCAGACGATCGATAACATGAGCCAACAGCTATCCGCCAAAAATGCAGCGTTGATTACATTGGGTATTTTGGCTAACGACAATAACCGTGCGCAGGCAGAATTGCGTCAGCAGATGGCCGACACTGGCACCCTGCTAAGCACACGGGAAAATATGATTGCGAGGTTGTACCGTGAGAACGCAGCACTTAAAAAATGGGCGGGTGATCGCCTGCCTGATGATGTTATCCGCCTGCACCAGCGCCCCGCAATCACCGGAGGTGCAGCTTATCGCGCCTGGCTGTCCGAAACTGAACGCCTGCCAGTTGCCAGCCAGCAACCCGCTAACTAATGGCGATTTGGCACAGGAAAAAAACCGTATAGAAGCGGCCTGGGCCACATGCGCCGATCAGGTGGATGCCATTATCCAATGCCAGGAGAATCAGAATGAAAAAACCGGCATCACTAAGAAAGGCAATCTCTGAGGGGATCCCCTTCCTGGGGCAGAACCCGGACAAGTTGCATATTTTTGTTGATGAAGGCGCTATCGTTTCCACACTAGCGGCCACTATTTCCTACGAGCGGCAATACAATCTCAATCTGTTAATCACTGATTTTTATGGGGATCAGGATATCCTGGACGCCGTGATCTTGTTCTGGCTGCGCCGCAATCAGCCGGACATTATGGCAAACTCGGATAATAGAGAAAAAGGTTATACCTTTGAGGTCGATATTTTGAACAATGGTGGGTGCGATATCAGCATTAACCTGAAATTGACCGAGCGCACGATCGTAAAAGAGGTGGATGGGCAGATGGTGGTTGAGGCAGTGCCAGAGCCGGAACCGCTTTACCCTGATGATTGGGCGCCGAATGAGTGAGCTTATAAAAATTGATGCTTGGCTTGCTGCGCTGGCTGCGCAGCTTTCCCCCGCAGAACGAAAGAAGCTAACCCGGCAGTGGGCTAGCGAATTGCGCAAACGCCAGCGCCAACAGATCAGCCAGCAGCGTAACCCGGATGGAACCCCATATACCCCACGCAAACCACAGGAAGCCAAGGGGAGAAAGAAAATTGGCCGGGTAAGGCGAAAAATGTTCAGCAAGCTGCAAACCACGCGCTTTATGAAGGTGGCTAGCAGCCAAAATGATGCGGTAGTTTTTTTTGCCGGGCCCGTACAGCGCATTGCGCGCGTACATCATTACGGGCTGAGAGAGCGAATTTATCAGCGCGGTAAGCGCGGCCCTCAAGTGAAATATGATGCGCGTGAGTTGCTTGGCTTGAATGATGGTGCCATTGCCTCCATTGGCGATATTTTGATTGATCATCTTAGTAAGTAGCTGCAGCACAGTTGCCGGCGGCGATGCTGGCCATCACCATTATTTTTCTTAACTCCCCAAGTACCGCCCTGCCGTTTTGTGCCATCGGCCACACAATGCCCGACGCATGCGCCGCGTTCGGCGCGCGTGGCAGGCTGTGGCCATGAATGCACAACTGACCGAAATCTTGCGACTACTCACCAATCTGATCCGCATCGGTACTATTTCCGATGTTGATACAGAGAACGGCTTGTGCCGGGTGAAAACTGGCGAACTGGAAACAACCTGGCTCAACTGGCTGACGATGCGCGCAGGCAACGCCCGAACATGGTGGGCGCCGTCAGTGGGTGAACAGGTGATTATTTTGAGCATGGCCGGAGAGTTGACCACCGCGTTTGTACTGCCCGCCGTATTCTCTGACGCCAACCCCGCGCCATCAGGTTCAGATAGCGATCTGGTGGTGACGTTCCAGGATGGTGCCAGGTTCAGCTATAGCCCGGAGAATGGCGAACTGGCCATTGACGGTATCAAAACGGCAGTTTTCAAGGCGAGCACGGGCATTACGTTGGACACCCCAAAAGTAACCTGTACCAAATTGCTGGAAACGGCGGAGTTGTCCGTAAAGGATGGCGGAGAAATGCGCGGGGATATCAGGCATTCAGGGGGGGAATTTAGTTCAAATGGCGTGGTAGTAGACACGCATCAACATAGCGGGGTTGAAACAGGCAGCGGCAATTCTGGGGGGCCAGTGAAATGATGTATCAGGGTATGAACACGGATGATGGTCGCGCCGTAGAGGACATTGAGCACATCCGGCAATCCATCAGAAAGATACTGGTAACCCCTATCGGCTCTCGCATCGCCAGGCGCCAGTTTGGATCGCTTATGTCAGAGCTTATCGATCAGCCGCAAAACGGCGCAACACGCCTGCAGGTCATGGCGGCAGCCTATAGCGCAATCAGGCGCTGGGAGCCGCGAGTTTCCCTAAGTTCGGTCAACGTATCAACGCAAATGGATGGCCAAATGGTTGTTGAAATTACGGGGAGCAGAACGGACACAACAGCCAGCATCAACCTATCCATTTCCTATTCCTATGGGAGCACATCATGAGTGTGATCGATTTATCACAGCTTCCCGCGCCGCAGGTTGTGGAGGAATTGAGCTTTGAAACGCTGTTCGAAGAACGCAAAACCGCGCTGATTGCGCTTTATCCGGCAGATCAACAGGACGCTATCACCGCCACATTGGAACTGGAATCAGAGCCCATTGTGATGCTGCTGCAGGAAAACGCATATCGGGAATTGCTGCTGCGCCAGCGCATCAATGAAGCGGCGCAGGCGGTGATGGTGGCTTATGCCATAGGTGATGATCTTGATCAGTTGGGCGCCAACAACAATACCGCGCGCCTGGTGACAACCCCGGCGGATAGCGAGGCAATCCCGCCGGTCGAAGCGGTGATGGAATCCGATGCCGATTACCGTCAGCGCATCCCCGCAGCCTTTGAGGGTATGAGCGTTGCCGGCCCTACCGGTGCCTACGAATTTCACGCGCTAAGCGCCGATGGCAAAGTTGCAGATGCATCCGCCATCAGTCCGGCGCCGGCGGAAGTGACAATCAGCATATTGTCTCGCGACGGCGACGGCACCGCCTCGCCAGAGCTGCTGGCAGCCGTCAGTGCCGCTTTGAACGATGAAGAGGTGCGACCGGTAGCCGATCGCGTAACTGTGCAGTCTGCGCAAATTATCGACTATCAAATAGATGCCACGCTTTACGCTTATCCGGGGCCTGCCGTAGAGCCGATTATGGCCAGTGCAGAATCGCGGTTGCAGAGCTACATCAACGAACAGCGCCGCCTGGGGCGCGATATCCGCCTTTCTGCCATTTATGCCGCTCTACACACCCAGGGGATACAGCGCGTTGAGTTGGCAGCGCCACTGGAAGATATGGTGTTAGACCGCACCCAGGCATCCAACTGCACGGAATACAAGCTCACCTTGGGCGGCACTGATGAATAGCCTTTTGCCAACTGGATCGACTGTGCTTGAACGGCGGGCTGCCGAGGCGTGCGCTGGTATTAGCGATCTAAATGCCCCCCTGCGTGATCTTTGGAACCCTGACCGATGCCCGGCCAAGTTTTTGCCCTATCTGGCCTGGGCATTTTCGGTTGATCGGTGGGATGAAAAGTGGACAACAGCAGAAAAGCGCCAGGCGGTGAAAGATGCTTTCTATATCCATCGCCGCAAGGGAACTATAGCCGCTATTCGCCGAGTGATTGAAACCCTTGGCTACAGCATGAGCATTGAAGAATGGTGGCAAGTTGCCGATCCCGCCGGCACGTTCAGGCTGGCCATTGATGTTAATGACATTGTCATTACCGAAGCAATGATCAGCGAGTTAGAACGGCTAATCGGTGATACCAAACCAGTAAGCCGTCATCTGGCTCAGATTAGCCTGGTGAGACGAGTGCAGGGCGTGGCTTTCGTCGGGGTGGCAGCCTTCATGGGCGAAATAGTAACAGTGTACCCGGAGGGCATGACACCCGACCCGGCGATTAAATATGACGGGCTGTCAGTCTTTGACGGAAATATAAGGTACGCCGGGAGATAGCATGGCAAAAATAACTGAAACCAGTATGTGGGAAGATGAAATACACCTGATCGAACGAATGGAAAAGGTGTTAGGTGGCCGCGGTGGCGTAGCGAATATTCAGGCAAGGCAATTAGCCGCACGCACGCAACATCTTCTGCTGCGCATAAATGCAATGACTGATGCCAAAGAGTTGACGTTTACCCAGACAGAAAGCGATCCGGATGGAACAATAGCCGGCCTGGCGGCGACTGCCGACGGTGACGTTTTTCGTGTGGCGCAAGGTATGGAAGCCAAGACGCTGTTTATTTTCTGGCTTAACAATAAGGGCGTCGCGGAAAAAATCGGCGCGATGGATAGCGATTTGGGCGTCGGGCGCCGGATATCACAAAAAATAGATGGCAAAACCTTCTATGACGACGATCAGCCGCTTTTAACGCTCACGGGCAAACACGGCATGGCATCGCACGTTATCAGGGAGAGCGGTTTCCATCATGATGCCATATCGCTAACCCAGGAATTAATTAAAAACAAATTTATTGATATCAGAAAAGATTCAATTAAAGCCGGGGATATTGAAATGGGCATGGCATCAGGCAATAGCTTGCTTTTAGTGGGTAAGCATGGGTTTGCAAAAAAAGTAAGCCTTTCAAAAGAAATTGCTATCGAGAATATAGAATCAGAAGCGACGGAGCATTTTATTTTTGGTGGTAATAAAAATAGCCTGGATGGGCTTTTAGGGAATCATACGATTACCCCCCAAGGTATTAATCATGCCTTTTCTTCCAATTTCGTCAGCGTTCCAGCGTGGGGCGCGGCGCTGCTGTCGGATATTCCTGATTCACTGGAATATACTCGCTGCGCCGTTATCCGTTATGACGCCCTCAAGGGGGTGACCATCTTCAACAACTCGGATTATTCATTGTCCGTGGGAGGCGGGCGATACGTCATTACCAATGAGGGCAAGACCGGCGATGCCTTAAAGGCTCTGATCGTTGAAAAAGGGATGGATGTGCAAGGCTGGTATATCCCGAATGCGGCGCCCGGCGACTGGATTTTTATTGCATTCTCTGGGCGACTGACAGACAGCGGCGCGCCGTGCTTTAGACGGATCTTTATTGGCGGACAAACGCCGTTTGAGATCAGAGAGCCGGATAACAAAACCAGGGCAATGGCCGAAAATAATTTGGCGATTGGCAATGCCTATTCCAATAGCGCCAACTATAAAGCAAACCCACTCCATATTGCCGAGGCAATATTCTTTGACCGTGCGCTATCAGTCGATGAAATCAGTTTGTTGTATGCCAGGCGCAAACAGGCGATGGCTTTACGCGGCATTAAAGTTTACTAACGAGGTAATGAATAATGGGCATTGTATTAAAAGATGAAACCATGATTTTAAGCACTGTGGATACGGTTGATACGGTGATTTCGCCTGTACCGGATTACAACGCGTTGTTTTTAGCCGGCAACAGTGATTACGACGATGAATTTCGTATGCGTCTTTATGGCGATCTGGTAGGTCAGTTAACGTTAAATGGCCCCTGGAAGATTGATAACCCAGGATTTAAAGCCGATGGCAGTGCTGTTGCCTATTTCGATCTGGACGTTACGCAGAACGTACCTCGGACGGCGCTGATCACTGGCATTTTCAACAAAGGCGCAAAGATTTTTGGTTTCGGTTTTGATGGCACCGAAGCGGGCAAGTCACTGACGGTCGAGCGCGGCAGCGGTGTGACGGGTTCGGGGTATCCCTCATTCCGCTTTGTGCCCGGCTATGAGGGCAAGGTATTCCAGGCGCAGGAACGGGGCATTGATATGCCTTCAGAGCCAGACGGGTGCCTGACGCTATTTATCAGCGGAGATGATACGGGGGCCAAGTTTGGCGTTATCTATGGCGGGAAGATGGTAACAAACAAAACTTACGCCTATCCGTTATCAAAAACCACAGGGCGCACCCGTGTTGGCGGTTCGAGTTTACAGCCCGACGGTAATCAGACCTCGCAACGCGTGCTGGCGGGCGCCTCATTCCCTCGCCTGCTCACTGACGATGAATTATTAACGATGGGCAATTATCTGAATGATTACGCCGCAGATATGGGAGCGGTAATGTATGAATAACGCAGAAATCACCCTTTTCCCTGATGAAGTCGAACGCACCATGCAATCGGCATGGTGGAAGCCGCTCACGGTGAAATTTGGCAAGGAGGTGTATGCCTACATTGTCACGGAAGAGGCATCAACCGCCACCAGTGAAGGCACCCACAAGGTAAAAGTGGCTATCCGCAATTCGGACGGCAGTTTTACGTCTGACTACTGCCGCCTGTCGGATGATTCGGAGGCGATTTTCCCCAGCGACAACGGCCACAATCAGCCATCGGTTGCCGTTGATGGAAAGGGATATATCTGGGTGTTCACCTCAATGCACATCGACACCTGGCGGATTTTCCGATCGGAAAAGCCTTTCGACGTCACCACAATGAAACGCTTTATTCTGATGCCGGATACCACCTGGGGGAATTCCTACCCTATCCTCGCACAAGACAATAACGGCGATGTATATGCCATCGTGCGCGACTTCCCTATTACCAACGTATCCCAACAGGGGCAGCTTTACCGCTACTCGCTGGACGCAATGGCCTGGAGTCGCATTGCACAAATAGGCTATGAGTTTGAGCGGACGTTTTACCCGAATGATCTGGTTGTCACACGCGACCATATTCATATTTTGTGGGAATGGGGGCCGCTGGGTGCCGGAACACTGCGCCACCTGCCATCCTATGGCGTTTATGACAAGCAATCCGGTCAGTTGCATAGCGTGTCGGGTGAGTCGATTCCGATCCCTCATGACACGACGGCGGGGTTTAATTTTCATATCCGAGAATTGGAAGACGGTGAATATTTCGTTGCCAATAGCACCAGTTCGAATGTTATTGCCGGCGTTCAATCCGGTAAGCTCTGCATGAATGGCAGCCGGTTTGTTGGCGCATTATATCGTCACCGCGCCCAGGGCATTGATGGTGGCACTTTTGGCGGCTTCAATGTTGTGTTTTCCGTCTTTGACGGTGCGCAATGGGTGCATGAAACCATCGTTGATTTACAGCAATTCGATGATATCCAGACGGGTGCAGCGCTTTCGGCCACAGTAACCAAAGGTGAAACCCGCTTGTTTTTCTCTATCGAAATCGGGAATAACGCGGCCGATCCTTCTCAAAATATCGCCTGGCCGGTCATGGCGAGGAACAGAGGCGACGGCTGGCGCTACTCCGTCCTGACGCCTTCCGGTTTCCGCCGCCTGTTGCGCATCAGAAACGAGAAGATTAACGGCGCAGATCTGCTGATGATGACAACGCCATATACTTCACCGCGCGCCATGTATCGCATTACCGTACCAGAGGTGTATAGCAGCGATGAGGAGTTTTCATCACTTGGCGAGCTGATCGCCGCGCTGCGCCTGAAATAAAAGAGGATGCCATGACAAAATACAATGCGATTTTGACTAATGCAGGGGCCAAAGCACTGGCGCAGGCATCCATTTCCGGCGAGTCGGTGGGATTTACACAAATGGCAGTAGGCGACGGCCAAATAACACCGATCGCCAACATGACGGGCCTGGTTAATGAATTGTTCAGGACGCAGTTAAACAGCCTGAAAATATCGGAGACTGACCAAAATCTTATTGTGGCTGAAATGATCATGCCGCCCCAGGTGGGCGGCTTTACCCTGCGGGAAGCAGCATTGTTTGGCAATGATGGCACATGCCTTGCGGTGGCTAATTTGCCGGAAACGTACAAGCCATTACTGGCTGAAGGTTCGGGAAGGCTAAGCATAATCAGAATATGCCTGGCGGTGAGCAGTACCGAAAATGTAGTGTTGATTACCGATCCCAGCATTGTGATGGCAACGATAGAGGACGTTCAAAAAGTCGAAAGTGCGGCCAAGGACTACGCCGACAACCTCGCCGCAGAGATCGACGAGGCGACAAAAAACGCCATTGCCGCCGCCGTGGAGGGGGCCATTCGTGACGCCTGGGAGCTGGATAACCCGGTGGGTGATGTGCGGTTCTTTAACCAGAACGTGAACCCTAACGAAAAATGGCCGTGGTCAACCTGGCAGTATCTTGGCGAGGATCGCGTCATTCGGCTGGCGAAGGCCGACGGCTCGGATGTGGGCGCTACGGGCGGCAGCGATACAATCACAATTGGCAAAGACAACCTGCCCAATGTACAGATTGATGTTAGCGGCACAGCCGCAGGGGTGAGCCTAGGAACGCTAGACACGACAGAAGCGGGCGGGCATACGCTCAAGGGGAAATACGCGGAAAGCAACACCTCAATTGACGGTGGCAGTTCAAACCGACGCAGTTGGGCAATTGATTATGGTTACAGCGATGAAGGGTTGATCGAACCCGTGCCAAACCACATTCATCAGGTGACAATCCCCGATCACGGTCACCAGGTATCAGGAAAAACGGCCGCGCTGGGTGCGGGTAGCAGCATCAATGTGACCAACAAACACATTAAACTGATGGCCTGGCATCGCACCGCATAGCGCTGCAGCACAGCCAAAACTGGCTGTGTTGACCATGCCGTCAAGCACAGCCAGTTATATCTATACCAGATGGCTAGCCTCCCTCGCCTTGTGCCATCCCTCACACAATGCCAATCACATGCGCCGCGCGCCGTCAGCGAACACCATAACGGAGAAACATTAACCGGAACCGGAGATCCGCCAGATGGCTGACGATTATCATCATGGCGTGCGAGTCGTTGAAATTAACGAAGGCACCCGCTCAATCACAACCGTAAGCACCGCCATCGTGGGAATGGTTTGTACCGCCGACGATGCGGACGCTACGGTATTCCCGCTAAACACCCCTGTGTTGCTTACCGATGTGCTGACCGCCAGCGGCAGCGCCGGCGAAAGCGGCACCCTCGCCCGCTCGCTGGATGCAATTGCAGATCAGGCTAAACCCGTGACCGTTGTTGTCCGTGTTGCCCAGGGCGAAACCGAAGCCGAAACCACGACCAATATTATTGGCGGCGTTGATGCAGCTACCGGGAAGAAAACCGGCATGAAAGCGCTGTTAGCTGCACAAGGCCAGTTGGGCGTAAAACCCCGCATCCTTGGCGTTCCTGGCCACGACACGAAGGCGGTTGCAACTGAACTGCTTTCCGTTGCACAGAGCCTGCGTGCCTTTGCATATCTGAGCGCATACGGTTGCAAAAACGTATCGGAAGCCATCGCATACCGTGAAAACTTCAATCAGCGTGAAGCCATGCTGATCTGGCCTGACTTCCTGAGTTGGGACACGGTAACCAGCGCAGACGCAACAGCCTACGCCACGGCGCGCGCGTTGGGGTTGCGCGCCAAGATTGACCAACAAACCGGATGGCATAAAACCCTGTCAAACGTTGGCGTCAATGGCGTGACCGGCATCAGCGCTGATGTGTTTTGGGATCTGCAAGACAGCTCAACGGATGCCAACTTGCTAAACCAAAACGACGTAACAACGCTGATCCGCAGCGAGGGGTATAAGTTTTGGGGCTCGCGCACCTGCTCTGATGATGCGTTATTCCAGTTCGAAAACTACACCCGCACCGCGCAGGTTCTGGCCGACACGATGGCAGAAGCGCACCAGTGGGCCGTGGATATGCCGATCCATGCATCGCTCATCAAAGACATTCTGGAAGGTATCAAGGCCAAGTTCCGTGAGTTGAAATCTGCGGGTTACATCATCGACGGTAGCGCCTGGATTGATGATGCAGCGAACGACAAAGATACGCTGAAAGCCGGCAAGCTGACCATTGATTACGACTATACGCCGGTTCCGCCACTGGAAAACCTGATGTTGCGCCAGCGCATCACGGATCAGTACCTGGTTAATTTAGTGCAGAACGTGAACAGCTAAGGGGCTCACAATGGCATTACCACGCAAATTGAAATATCTGAACCTGTTCATTGATGGGAACAACTGGCAAGGGATCGTGGAAACCTTCACCTTGCCGAAGCTCACGCGCAAGCTGGAGAACTACCGCGGCGGCGGCATGAATGGCAGCGTTGGCGTTGATCTGGGGATGGATGATGGCGCCCTTGATGTGGAATGGACTATCGGCGGTATGGAAAGCCTTGTATTTCGCCAAATGGGTATGGCCAAGATCGACGGCGTGGCGTTGCGCTATGCCGGTTCCATCCAGCGAGACGATACCGCAGAGATCCAGGCTGTTGAGGTCATCATCCGGGGCCGCCACAAAGAGCTGGATTCCGGCGAGCACAAGCAAGGCGACAACTCAACCACCAAGATTTCCACCGCTGTGACCTATTTCAAACTGACCATCGCCGGCGAAGAGATTTGCGAGATCGACCTGGTGAACATGATTGAAGTTATCGACGGTGAAGACCGGCTGGAAGAACACCGCCAGGCAATCGGACTGTAACCCATCCCAAGGCGCCGCCAGCCGGCGCCCTTCCCTATTAAATCGTGGAGCACAAAATAATGGCAGAACCCATCGAAGTAACCCTGGACACACCGATCAAGCGCGGTGATTCCGAAATAACTAAGGTAACACTGACTAAGCCAGCATCAGGCGCACTGCGCGGCGTTAAGTTGGCCGAATTGATGGAGTTGGATTACAACGCAGTCGCCAGCGTTTTGCCGCGCGTATCCAGTCCGACACTGACCATTGCAGAGATCAGCAGTATGGATCCAGCTGACTTTATGCAGCTTGCGGGGGGTGTAGTGAGTTTTTTGTTACCGAAATCGGTACAGGATTCCCTACAGGGCTGACCGTCGAAGATTTGATGGCGGACATTGCTGCCATCTTCCACTGGCCACCGTCCGAGATGTATCAAATGACAGTGGCCGAGATCATGGAGTGGCGCCACCGGGCCTGGGTGAGAAGCGGAGAAAGTGATGAGTGATCGCAACCTGCGGCTGCAGGTAATCCTGAGCGCAGTAGATAAAGTTACTCGGCCATTCAAAGCAATGCGCGAGAGTAATAAGGCCCTCGCCGCTGCCGTAAAAACCTCGCGTGATGAGTTAAAGCGGCTATCTGAGGCCGGCGATCAGTTGAAGTCATTTAACTCGTTGAAAACGGCTGTGAAGAAAACCGGCGACGAGTTGGCGGCAGCCCAGCTAAAAGCGCAAATGATGACGCGTGAATTAAGCGCCCAGGAAAACCCGACTAAAAAACAAACCAAAGCGTTAGAAGATCAGTGGCGCGCGGTAACTAAGTTGGAACAAAAACAAAGCCGCCAAATCACCCAAATGGGCCAGGTTCGCGCGGGGCTTTATAACGTTGGAATCTCTGCCCAGGATGGCGCCGCCGCCACACGCAGAATCACGTCAGAAACCGAGCGCTATAACCGTCAGTTGCGGGAACAGGAGCGCCAACTCAAGCGAGCCGGTGAGCAACAGCGCCGTATGAATGCGGCAAAAGAACAGTACGACAAGACGCGGGAATTAAGGAACAACCTGGCAGGAACAGGGGCGGCAACGGTTGCATCAGGCGTAGCGATGGGTGCCCCGGTATTGAAGGCGGTGAAGAGTTACAGCTCAATCGAGGATGCTATGAAGGGCGTCGCTAAGCAGGTTAACCCCCTGCTGGATGATAAGGGCAACCGCACGGCTCAATACTACGAAATGCAAAAGACCATCAAGGCCGCGGCGGAACAACTGCCGATGGAGAATGGCGCGGTAGATTTTGCATCACTGGTTGAGGGCGGCGCCCGCATGGGTGTTTCCAGCGACAAGGATCCGTGGGAAAAACAAAAGGCAGATTTGATTTCATTTGCCAAGACTGCAGCAAAAGCGGCCAAAGCCTTTGAGTTGCCGGCAGATCAGTTAGCCGATGATCTGGGGAAAATCGCATTTCTCTATAACGTTCCGACTCAAAAGATTGAAGAGTTAGGCGATGCGCTTAACTACCTGGATGACAACGCACAATCCAAGGGTGCGGATATCATCAACGTGCTGCAGCGCATGGGGGATACAGCAGACAAGCTCAATTACAAGCAGGCAGCTGCGTTAGCCTCCACCTTCCTTTCTCTGGGTACGCAACCCGAAGTCGCGGCATCAGCCAGTAAGGCTATGGTGCGTGAGTTGGGCATTGCTTCCATGCAAGGCAAGCGTTTTATTCAGGGAATGGGGTTGCTCGGATTAAATGCCAAGGATTTGGAAAAAGGGATTGCTACGAATGCCATCGGAACGATTAAAGATGTTTTGGGAAGGATAAAAAAACTACCACAATCGCAGCGATTAAGCGCAATGACCATGCTATTTGGCAAGGAATTTGGTGATGATGCAGCCAAGCTGGCTAACAATATTGACGAGTTTAACCGTCAACTGGCCCTGGTTGAGGGTGGCGGCGCCAAGGGTTCAATGCAACGGGAGTCGGATATCGATAAAGATTCCCTATCATCCCAATACGCCCTTTTAAAAACGGGCGTTAGCAACATGTTTAGCGACCTGGGAGAAAAACTCCGAGCGCCGCTACTGGATGTTATCGACGGACTAAAAAGCGCCATCGGTTGGACACGTCGCTTTATTGAATCACATCCTAAACTGGCCGCCGGGTTAATAAAAACGGCCGCCGTGATCACGGCCATTACCGTGGCCTTTGGTGGGCTTATGCTTGGCGTAGCGGCTGTGCTGGGGCCGTTTGCCCTGCTGCGCTTCTCATTATCCTTGCTGGGAATTAAGGGGCCGTCAGTGATGGCTATGTTGGCAAGATCAATCCGCGCTGTGGGTAGCGCAATTTTTTGGGTTGGCCGCATCATGCTGGCTAACCCTATATTGGCAGTGATTGCGGGTGTAGCTGCCGCTGCCATTTATCTATGGTCAAATTGGGATACTTTGGGGCCGAAGTTTAAAAAACTTTGGGAACAGATAAGTACCTATACCAGTGAGAAATGGGACGCGATCAGCGCCGCAATTTCCGGGGCATGGGAAAGAGCAAAGGCAAAAACCCAGGAAACTTGGGACGCGGTTAAAAATTACTTTTCCGACACCTGGGAGAGCATTAAAAACCTGGCCGGCGACGCCGGGAAAAAGGTCGGGAACGTATTAAAAAGCGGGCTGGATATTATCTTAACCCCACTGCGCACAATAAAAGATGGCCTGTCATGGATACTGGAAAAACTGGATCTATTGCCAAAGAAAAACCAGGAATTGGCGCAGACAAACGAATTACTGAAAAATAATCCTATCGCTCGACAATATGGCCACACCGGCGAGCCGGCGCCAACCGGTAACACGGCGGATGATATTTCACGCCGCTATACCGGCGCGGGGATCAAACCGGTAAAAGCGACGTCTGGCGGCTACGTTTCGAATATCAATCTTGTTGTTCATGGGGCACCTGGGCAAAGTGAGAAAAACGTGGCTACTGAGGTGTTTGAGATGTTGAAAAGTCACCAGAAAAAAGAAGCGGCAAAAGCGCGTAGTAACTTCTCTGATCAAGGGTTGGGGTTTGAATCATGATGATGGCATTAGGGGTATACGTATTTATGCTGGAAACAGTGCCATATCAGGAGCTGCAGCACCAAATGGCCTGGCGCTTCCCTACCAATAGCCGCGTTGGCAAAAGGCCCACAGCCCAATATGTAGGCCCGGATAATGACATGATAACGCTAAGCGGCGTTCTGTTGCCGGAGATCACCGGCGGCCGCCTGTCGCTTCTGGCATTGCAGACAATGGCCGACTTGGGCAAGGCGTGGTCACTGATCGACGGCAGCGGCACAATTTACGGCATGTTTGTTATTGAAGGGCTGGATCTGAATAAAAGCATCTTCTTTAAAGATGGCGCCGCACGGCGAATCGAATTCACGCTCAAGCTTAAGCGCGTGGATGAGGATTTGGTCAGCATGTTTGGTGATCTCAATGAGCAACTAAGCATCATGAAGGATCAGGCAACCACGGCTATTGGGGGGTTGTTATCGTGAACACCCCAGACTGGCTAAGCGGCAGAGACAGCGCCCCCGCATTCCGCGTCACGCTTTCAGGCAAGGATATTACCACCAGGCTGGAAGGCCGTATGATATCTATGACCATGACGGATAATCGCGGGTTTGAGGCTGACCAGTTGGATATAGAGCTTGATGATAGCGACGGCGCCATTGATCTGCCATCGCGCGGTGTGGAGTTGGCGCTATTATTGGGTTGGAAAAACGAGCCGCTGATTAACAAGGGCACGTTCATCATTGATGAAATAGAACATTCTGGCGCACCAGATAAAGTGGTGTTGCGCGGCCGCAGTGCCGATTTTCGCCAAACGCTGAATATCAGGCGGGAAAAGTCCTACTCAAAAACCACCATCGGCGCGATCGTTAATGAAATGGCCGGCCGTCATAATCTGAAATCGGACGTCAGCGAACAAATGGCGGCCGTCGCTATCGAGCACATTGATCAAACCAATGAATCAGACGGCAGCTTTCTTATGCGGCTGGCGCAGCGTGTGGGCGCCATTGCGGCTGTAAAATACGGCAATCTACTGTTTATCCGCCAGGGGCAAGGTGTGAGCGCCAGCGGTAAGGCGCTGCCAGCAGTGACGATAAAACGCAGTGATGGCGATAGCCACCAGTTTAGCCTGGCCGACAGGAACGCCTACACGGGGGTTTCGGCCAGTTGGCTGGATACGCGCGCCGCAGCGCCGCAAAGCGTTAAGGTGAAGAGAAAGAGGAAAACAACCACCAAGAAAAAGGAGGAGCCAAAGCAAGGGGAGTACCTAGTGGGGACGGATGAAAACGTGTTGGTGCTGAGCCGCACCTATGCCAATGCATCCAATGCCCGCCGGGCGGCCAAGGCCAATTGGGAGCGTATCCAGCGCGGAGCCGCGCAGTTTTCTATCCAGTTGGCCAAGGGCCGGGCAGAGCTTTACCCGGAGATCCCCGTGAAGGTCAGCGGGTTCAAGCGGCAAATAGACGCGGCAGAATGGATTATCACCACCGTAACGCACACCATAGCTGATGGCGGCTTTACCACGGCGTTAGAGCTGGAAGTGAAAATATCCGATTTGGATATGGAGTAAAATGCAAGTTTATTATTCGCTTTTGCAAACATCATGCTATTGTATACGCATCGGTAATGCAGGAGCGAATAGCCATGATGAGATGCCCTTTGTGTGGTCATGCCGCACACACCCGCAGCAGCAATGAAATAACCACGACCACAAAAGAGCGTTATAACCAATGCACAAACGTGAACTGCAGTCATGTTTTTATCACCATGGAAACATTTGTGCGCTCAATTGTTCGCCCCGGTGAAGTAAACCCGGCCCCGCCACACCCCTCAAAATCCGGCCAACAAACCATCAATTTTTAAGATCACCAGCCCGCCATCCGGCGGGTTTTTCATGTATGCCCGCCCCCATATCAAACATTGAATACTGTTAATATATACAGTATTTTTGTATATCTGTTTATTGTGGGTGGGCGGCTATGGCTGTAAGAAGGCTGGAATCAGGGAAATGGCTTTGTGAGTTCTACATCAACGGAAGGCGCGGCAAGCGCATCCGCAAACAATTCACAACGAAGGGTGAAGCTATTGCGTTTGAGCAATACCAGCTTGACCAGGCCAAGGAAAAGCCCTGGTTGGGAGAGAAAGAAGACCGCCGCAAACTCAGTGAGTTGATCGATCTGTGGTACAAGCTGCATGGCTGTTCACTAAACGATAAAAAAGGCCGGCTGGGGAAATTGAACATTATCTGCAGTGGAATGGGTGATCCGGTGGCCTCCGCAATAACCGCCAAAGATTGGGCGCACTACCGCGATCAACGCCTACGTGGTGAAATTGATAATGGCTACAGCGTGAGCCTAGAAACCAGAAAGGTAAGCACCGGAACGGTTAACTGCGAGCAGGCATTTTTACGGGCCGTATTCAATGAGCTAAAGCGCCTGGGCGAATGGTCATTACCCAACCCACTGGAAAACATCAGGGAGTTCGATCAGCCAGAAAAAGAAATGGCCTGGCTCACGGCTGAACAACTTAACGACTTGATGCGCGCCTGCCGGGCGCACGGCAACCCAGAATTAACGTTAATTGTCAGAATATGTCTTTCAACCGGCGCCCGTTGGAATGAGGCGGCAAAGTTACGCCGTTCTCAGATATCAAAATACAAAATCACTTTCACCAATACCAAAGGCAAGAAAAACCGAACGGTGCCTATTTCTAACGAACTGTATGATGATCTCATGGATATGCAGGGGCGAGAGTTCGCCCCCTGCTATAAACAGTTTTACCGGGTAATAAAGCTCGCTGGGATAGATTTACCCGATGGCCAAATGACGCACGTACTACGCCATACGTTCGCCAGTCACTTTATGATGGGTGGCGGCAATATAATTGTGCTGCAGCGTATTTTGGGGCATTCGGATATCAGGGTAACAATGCGCTATGCGCACTTTGCGCCAGACCACTTGGAAGAGGCGTTAATATTAAACCCGCTGGCATTGGCTGCCGCCGGGAGTGGCGACAAAGTGGCGGCACAGAGTAAAAAAGGGTGCAACAGAGTGGAACAAGGGACGGGATAAGTGATTGTTTTTCCTGTAACTCATTGATTTAAAAAAGCAAACAAAAAAAGACCGAATACGATTCCTTTAATCGAACCAAAACAAATAAATTCAATTTTTTCATATAGATAACTCAGGCATGGATTATAAAGCCATCAAAAATACCTTCGTTAACCGTCTTTTGCATTCAAATAGTTATCAAGAATCTCGATTCGATTCGGGAAAAGTTCGAGCGATTTTATATCGCAAAATCCTGCACACCTCTCCCAAATCATCATAAGACCAGAAAGCATGACCGGTCATCAAATAACCGGCAGATCATCCCACTCGCACGACCGCATATCATTGACGCAGTACATCACCACGCCGAACACCTCGATCCCTTCTTCCGAGTCTTCGTTACCGAGTTCAGTTTCCAGACCCGAGCCGTCCAGAAACTCAAGCGCGCGATACGGGTAAAGACGAAGCCGGCGCAACACATGCGCGCCTTCCTCCGCAACTACGATAATGCTGCCGTGTACCGGCGTCGCCGACGAATCGACAACAAGCAACGCGTCAGCGTGGATACCGACCGCCATAGCCTGGCCAGCGGCGCGAAGCAGATAAGTAGCGCTCGGCTTTGAAATGCAGATCTCGTCAAGGCTCAAGCGGCGCTCAACGTAGTCTGCTGCCGGGCTAGCAAATTTTGGCATTCCCATGGTGTTTTACCTCGCAACAAACACTGTATATACATACAGTATAAGCGCAAGAAAAAACCGATGTGAAGAGCGATTCACTGCGGATATGGTAGATCGCTGATCGATAAAGGAAGAAAGTATACGCCGGATTGTCCCCGGCGTGATTTCCTGCTTTATGCTCTGGCCTATTCTTCCGTTCCTAGTTCATCGACCGCCGGCATCTCAACACGCAGATCTACCCAACGCCCCTCAGGGATATCGATCGGCATCCCCTCGTCATAGCCCAGAACGTCATTGCGGGCGAACGCCGGCGCCGCCGGATGTGTGCGGTGGTAGGTTTTGATCAGCAGGTCACCGGTTGGCTCTACCTCGTAATCCACCCAGATCAGCGGCTGTTTGTTGCGGTCGAGAGGGACCTCTATGCCACCATCCGGGCCGCCCCATTGAGCATCAGCATTAAACCCGAGCGTGCCGGAAATCCGATAAATCCCCTCGCTTACGCGCTCAGTGGTCACTCCCTGGCTTTCGTCGTTGAGTTCACAGGTGCCATCACGGAAGAGCTTCACTACAGGCGAGGCTGCCTTCAGGAATCCGTTACCATCTACGGTAACGTTGTAATCAGTGAATACACGGCTTTCTTTAACTACGGATAGCCCTGCAGGCCCCGTTGTTTTCCATGAAGCGTCTTTAACAACATCAATGCCAAACATCGGTGTTGCTGAGCTACTCGCCAGGATGGTAACTGACGGCATGCTGTACGGTGGTGAAACCATCCAGAGCTCCCAGCGAGAGATGTCGGCATTGAATATAGCCCCGAATCTGACATCCGAACCGCTGGGGCCAATGCTTGCGACCTGCAAACCTCGGCTGTCGAGTGATGATGCTGTCGCATTCCGTGCTGAGAACTGGACGAGTTTGATATCCATCCCCGGATTGCCATATGTTCGGCCGGCAGCTATCAGAAAATGCACGCCTGATATACCGGTGTTTGTCGCCGCGAGCGTGGCTAATTTTAAATACCCCTGCGCACTACCGATAGTGTTCACAATTGCAGGAACTACTATAGCGCGGGATGACTCCTTTACCGCACTAGCCAGCGTTGCCGCCGCATTGTTCTCACTGATTTTTGCTGCCGCCGCCGATGCAGCAGACTTACCCGCTGACGCTGCTGCCTCTGCTCTCAATGTTTCTACTGTCTGGACAATTTCAGGCGTAATTTCCTCTTCGCCAGGTGTAATAAGAAAATCGTTAAGAGTTCCATCTTTCGAGTCGGGATATACGCGAATTTCGCCAACTTTTCCCAGGGTGGATACCAATACTTCATATTCACCGGGGAAAACTTGCATTGAATACTTGCCATCGGCTGCGGTAATGGCTGCCGATGAATTGCTCACCAAAACGCGTGCGCTCGTCTCCTTTGCACGCATAGTAATAATCACGTTTGATTGTGGGTCGCCATAAGGACCGCGCAGGATATCGCTAATTAATGCCATCTTTTATTTCTCCATTAAAGTAACTAAGCAGGGATTGAGGGCCAATCAATATCAGGCGCGTTTGATACTTCTACTCGACTTAGATAAACGCTGTAACGCTCCCACTTATCCAGCATCGTTTTTTCCTGTTGGGTTGCCATACCGAGGCGTAAAGCGCGTGTTAGCACAGCGATTTCTCTTTCCGCGCTTGCTGCCAATGTCGATTTTGTTTCTTCCGCATCAGCCTGCGCTTGCGCCTGGGCTTTTTCTCTGTTCTCCAACCAACCCTGGCCGTCCCATTCATCGAATGGCGTTGCCGGCGCAATCAGCGTGTAGCCTTCATCCAACTCCCCCAAACTCTCAACTAGTACCTTTGCGCCGTCTTTTTTCGCATAAGCGTGCTGACCTCTATAATCGTTGACGTAAACCCACGAATTTTTAGCCCTCACTATCGCCATTCCTTTTTTGGTGGGTGGCGGTACATCCAGGTAGGCGTTGGCTGGAAGCCCAAATCCGGGCTGTACGCTGACCGTGATGGGGCCAATCAGTTCATGCGTGTCCTCATAGCAGGCATAAGCCACCACTGAGCCTTCTCCCTGGGAAAAACCGTTCTCATCAAACGCTATCATTCGTGCCTCACGCAAATCGGATTATGAAGTTAACTGCAATGCTTTTAGGAGCTGTCTCATCGGCAGGTTCGTTATTGAACGTTGAATGCATATAGGGCCAGCTCCCATCAAAATTACTCCCCCAGTTGTAGTAACTGGCACTGGCGAAGCTTTTGCCGATAATAGGGAAGACTTGTTTTTCTCCTGTAAAACTAGCACCTGCCCCCATCTCACGAATGAATGCGGCACTTGGCATGTGTTTATGGCGCTTGAGCCTGTCCGCCGCATATTGCAGCAGCCCCTGACCTTTATTCAGGCCTCTATCAGCATCAAATCCTCGCGGAAATACACCTCGAAAGTCAGGCAGCTTCCCCGTGGGGAAAAGCTTCGCCAACCTCGGCTGCGCATTCTTGTCAAAACTACGCCCATCGCAAATCGCAAAGCCGCTCGGGGGTGTAGCCAGAGGCCAAATACTGATTGCGCCGAAAGGCACATCAATCAAATCAGCCTTACCAGCCAGCTTATCGTTTACGTTAGTCAAGCGCTCACTCAGCGCATTCCAGGCCGGGCCTGTGTATGTGCTGTTGTCGGGAAGTGCTATCGTTACATCACCGGTGCCGCTGAATACCTGTTGCCAGTTCTTCTTATCCAGCAGCAGCCCACGCAACGCCTCTGCGGTATAGGCGTGCGTCTGCGCTGTAATCTTAACCATCGCCCCATAGGGGATCGGCGTCCATGCCAGACCGCCGGCAGATGGTCCATCGAAATTACGCACCAGAGTAAGCGCCGTGTTCGATTCCACCGATTTAACACCTAGCGTGTAAACGGTCTGGCCAACTGTCACCACAATGAAGTCGTTGGCCTTGAGTTCTGTGCTGAACGCTGTACCGCTGCCGGTGACCGCCGCCGAGTTGTTTTTAAGGGTTATCGTGCCTGCTGGCATGGTGTTCTCCTGAATTTTTGCAACAAAAAACCCGGCGCAGTGGCCGGGTTGCTTGGTGTTGAGTGACTTTTATTTATCGCAGGTCGTGCGAGTGAAGTTGGTTTTATTAACCCAACGCCAACCGAACGGTCCACCAGCTCTATATTGTGTCTGTTCAACCTGCTTGCGAACGCCATAGATAGGAACTGATGTCTCCTGCCCAGCGATAATGGCCGTCCCATAGCAAATAGGTTCTTGCTTTTCCAAAATGCCTGCGCAGCCAGTGATAGATGCTGAAACCAATAATAAAACAGCTAACCTTTTCATCCCTTTATTATCTCCCTTGCTGTGATATCCATATCCTATCATCGATAGCCTTGACTAACGATCGTTTGCAACGATCAATATAATCAAAATCAATTGGCATTGTCGATCATATCGGCAATCAAAAGCCAGATACATCTATTACGTACACTGAATCCTTTGTGTTGTAATAAGTTATATTGTGCGCTTCACCGCCGGGAGTGTCCCATGCGCCGGAATACACTGATGTATTGCTCCCATCAAAAGCTGAAAAGCTCGATATTGGTTGCTGGAACGGCCTTGGTTGTTGATGACCAATAACAGCCGTAATGTAACCTGTAGTGGCTGGTATTATCGCCCATCTGCCCGCCAAGGTTTCTCTCACATTGTAACCGGCTCCATCGCTCCCAGGCTCGCCAAGCCGCCGCGGCGCAGGCATAACTTTAGTTTCATTAGTTTGAATGCATCTGCCCTGCGCATCAAATATGTTAATTCCAAATTTTACCGCTGGTTGAAATTGTGTCGAGAAAGCGTAAACATCTATAGCATATGGACCATTGCCAATTATTAACTTAGATGTGACAGATGCACCACCACTCGCAGATCTGGATACAGAGGCGATAACTCCGTTTGTATTTGCCACCATTGCCAAAACAACTGGCTTAGTAAAATCAACATCGAGCTGATCATTTCCTGCTCCAGCGCGATCTATACGATATTTTTTAACCAAGCTCATCGGCGTGCTATCTAGCGTAGCCCACGGTACCCCATCGTTATCTACAAATAACGCTCCCCATGACATAATCACACCTTCACAAGATAAATAATAACCCAACCAGAGTATGCAGGGGCAGTACCACCGCCCCAGACACCATTTGCATCAAACATTTCTATGGTGTTATTGCTAACAACTCTTAGCCCTCTCCTTTCTTGAGTAAAACCTATCCCATCTTGAAGGCTCATAAAGTCTATTCTATACCCACTTGGGACATTGAAATTCCAGCTACCAGATTTTTGATTTTGCTCAACTCTAATTGTCCCAATTGTGAAAACCTTAACAATGCCTGTATTATTCGGAGTGCCGTTCATATCCCACGTTTGAAAACCCCACGCCACATGTTCTCCTTAATATTCGCCTATAGCTACACGCAGCACTCCATTGCCATCATATAGCCTGATTGAATTATTTCTTTGGATCATTCTTCCGCCGCTACCCGTCCCGTTATTTTCAAAGACGCCACTCTTATCAAGCCTCCATCCTTGCCTTCCAGCAACATAATCATTCGACTGGATATAATCGCCAATCATCGCGTTTTCTATCCAACCCTTGCCGATAAAGCCCTGACTAATAAGCACCTGTCCATCCTTGATAATGAACGGCGAGTAATAGCTTCCGCTGCTACCGCTGATAACCACGAACTGGTTAGCATTGACGGCAACGCGCGTGTCAACCTGCGTGCCGTTGACGGTCACGGCCACCGCCAGGCCGGCGTCGTAATTCGTTCCGTTGTACTTAACGCCGGTTTTCAACGTCCAGATCGCCGAAGGGCCGGAAGCGTCTGCGTAGGCCGTCATTTTCTCCTGTATGGCGGCTTCCTGATCGTTGAATTTGGCGGTGACGTCGGTTTCCAGCTGCGCAACTGAGCTTTGAGCATCAGCGGCCACCTTCTGTGCCTGGATTATCCCTGCCCGATTTTCGCCATAGTTGGCCCATTGTTGGTTAGCGGTGCCGTATTCCGCCAGCACGCTTTGCAGAATAGCCTCTGGGCTGGTTTTCAGCGGCTCCAGCAGTGCCTTTCCGTCCTCGGAATTGAGGTAGTCATCAACCACCGAGCCGATCAGGTCGTCGGCATCTACATTCGACATACCCGCAACAAACGGCGTCCAATCCCCCTTATTCCCGATCCGGTCAACCAGCCGCGCGCGGTACCAACGGCGCACACCCGCCGGCATAGGGCCGTGCTGATAGCTCACCCCAGGATAGGGAACGTTTGCCAGCAACAGAGGGTTCTGGCCGTCGGCGGTAGTTGCCTGCTCGATCTCGGTGTAGGCTGTATCGCCGGCGCCGGAGGGAAAGCCCCAGGTGATATCGATGGCCCATACGACATTATCACTGGCCATGAGGTTCACCGGCGTGCCGGGTTTACCCACTTTACCGCTGAGCGTGGTCGAGTCGGCATAACCCCAGGGCGATGACACGTCGACCGCATTCACGGCGCGCACGCGGACATCGTACACCCCGGCGTAGATCCCCTGAACGGTAAACCCCTGCGCGCTGGTGCGCCCGATGTTTACCCAGTCCCCCTTATCTTTGCGCCACTGCGCCAGATAGTCGATGGCGCCCTCCACGCGCTCCCAGGTCACCTGCATGGATGCTACCGTCAGTCCCTGCGCCTGATGGTCAACCTCGGTGATAACGATGCCCTTCGGCGCCGGCATGACGTTTGGCGGCGTGACCGAGATCGGCGGCGGGTCTATACGCACGCCGTCATCGATATAGCGGTACTTGTTGGGGTCATGCTGCACCCCGGCGATCGTGAATGTGCCATCATCGTTTGCTGAAATAGACGTGACGCGAAAATACTGGATCGCCAGCTTGTCACTGTCGATACACCACACTGCCCCCGGCACAGGTGTTTGCCGATAAGCCGTTGAGACTGTCAGCGTCTTTTTGTCGGCGCTAATAGCGCTGATTGTGCGGCTCTGCGCGGTGCCATCTGGCAGGTTCACCACCAGGCGGTCGCCAACAGCATAGTTTGCCGGACGGTCAACGGTAATATTCCGGCCGCCGACCTGGCTGATACGGCCGCCATTCTCCCGGCCCGCACGGAAAGGATCGGCCACACCGATGATTTCCGCCGGCAGCGGGATGTAACCATCCAGCCCCACGTTGAAGGAAATCGATCCGTCTTTGGCATTGGACAAAATAGCCCACCGGCCCCGGCGGTGCGCTTCGCTCTGCGATGTGCAGCCGATCGCCGTCAGCTGCATCTGATTCACGCGGTAGCGGTTGACCAGCTCGGAATCATAGACACCTTCGATGGTGTCCGAGTAGTGGTTAAGCGGATCTGACCAAGATACCTGGCATGAACTGAACCGGTTTTTATACGAACCACCGGCATAGGTGAATACGCCGTCAACCACGTTTGAAACGTGATACACATAATCGACGTCGCTTTGCGGCACGTCCGCGTTCACGTAGATCTGATCGTTACCCCAGAAGGTGATACCGCGAAACACGGCGGCCAGGTCGCGGAGTACCGTATAGGCGTCCTGCTGGTTCTGAATGAACACGTTGCAGGTAAAGCGCGGCTCTTTCCCGCCGGCGCCGTTAGACACCATTTCATCGCAGTATGCGGCGATGCTGTATAGCTGCCATTTATCGATCATGCTGGCGTCCACACGGCCGCCCATGCCGTAAATTTCATCCAGCACCAGATCGTAAAAAATCCAGGCCGGGTTATTGCTGTATGCCAGCTTAAAATTACCGGTCCACGTCCCGCTATAGGTTCTCGTGACCGGGTTGTAGTTGTCCGGCACGCGGATCAATTTGCCTTTGGGCTTGCAGGTCGTTTTCGGCACGCTGCCGTTAAACTGGCTGGAATCGAGCTCGATATACAGCAGCGCCGTATTGGGGTAACGCATCTTGCTGTCGATCACTTCAGCAAAAGAGAACACTTTGAAGGCATTGATCAGTTTGCTGGACGTCGAATCAGGCGTAATGCGGCGCACCCGGATAGACCAACCAGACGTTGCCCGCGGTAGGTCGATGCGGTGATCGCGCTGATAGTCTGAGGTGGTCTTGCCATCAAATTTCCCATCAACGACGGTTTGGTAGGCGCTACCGTCTGTTGAGAGATCGATAGCATATTGCGTGACCGTCCCGACCATGTCGCCGTTGTCTTTGTACTGGTACTGGATAGGCAGACTGAGCTTGATGCGCACCGCATCGATCGTCAGATTGGAGAACTGCCGCACCCACGGCGAAGCAACTTTAACTACAATATTCGCCGAAATCTCGTTGTCGATCTCCGGCATGCCCTGGATATAGGTCTGGTCCTGCGTCCCTTTGCGATACTCCCATTTCACGTTTGAAAAGTTGTAATTGCCGGCATCATCCGCCAGCGGGGTGTTGTTCAGGAAAATTTGCTGCGCCGTGAGATCGCCCTGGATTTCTCCTTCCGATAACGCAATCACCATTTTCAGTTTGGCGACCGACAGCAGATCGTCAGGCTGCTCTACCGGAGTATGTGGGCTTTCACCGCCACCTTTGCGGCCACTGATGACCGTTTGCCCTTCAAGTAGTCTCATTTTTCACCCATAAAAAAAGCCCGCGTGAGCGAGCCAGGTTAATACTGTGGAAATGTCAGGGTTTGCTTTGCGATACTTTTGCTTATAATTTCAGCAAAGAAAGCATTTCTTCACCGGAAAAACCGGAAGTAGCCAGACACTTTCAATGTCAGAAAAATTGCAAAGATGGGTAGCGAGAAGCATCCCCAGTAAAAAATACATTCCTTTATAAGCTCGCCATGAGAAACAAGGAAATCTAATACGTGCATAAGGGCCTCACATGGATGTTAGTTTGCTTGTATCCTCTCTATCCCTGATTACATCGGTAACAGCGATAGTTGCTACATATTTCATTAACCGTAAAGTCGACTCAGAAAATACAAAGCGAAAAGAGTTTAACGAGTTGGCAGAGCCAATTGTTGAGTACCTGGAGCAGATGGAAGTCTATTGGCGCAGTGATGGCCACTATGTTTTTTCTCCCATGTTTTGGGATGAGCGGGTGACCAAAACAAAGCGACGGCTAACACCGAGACAGGCGAAAAAGTTCACCACCCTGATCAAGAATTTTGACGATGCTTTTAGCGTTGCCAGGTCCAATCGTGATGCGAAATCTTGCGCGGCACTGGTCAAATGTTCAGAGAAACTCCGCAACTTTTTGAAGGTAAGATAATCACTGCTGGTCGCTTGAGAAAATGCCGGCGCTGATGATAGCGCCGCCGATCTCCCGTTCGCCGTAAAGCACCGGTACCGGGTACCCCATCGCCACGGTGTTCACCGGCGCGCCGAAAGCATAGTTGGGTTTGTTGTCGGTACTTGAGGACGCGCCAATGTTCATGCTGGGCTGAGGCGTAAGCAGCTGCACCACACCGCCGAGCATCATGCTGATGCCGATCCCGGTGAGCACGGTTGTTGCTGACATGGCACCGGCGGAAAGTGCTGCCCCCCAGGCTGCCATCGATGCACCTGCAGTGAAGAACGCGGCCACCAATGCCACAGCGCCGATCACCACCTGCAGCACACCACCACGCTTGGCGCCCTCAATTATCGGCATGATCACGAATTCATCAGCACCTTTGGCCATGTCGAATTCTTCGATGCCAATATTTTCCCGCCCGCTGAAAAATGCAAAGCGGATCCCGTCGATGTGAGCCGTGGACATGTATTTTTTAAAGCCTGGGATGGTGGCACACATTGCGCGCAGCGCTTCGCGCAAATCCGCGACCGCATACTCATGATGCCGGCCGAACTTTTTACCCATCGCTCCCTTGAGCGTGATTTTTTTAAGCATCCAATAGCTCCTTGTGTCGAACCACCCGCACGGTGCGATCACGGTAATATTTCCCGTACGGTACCCGCGCCGACAGGTTCCCGAAGTTGTGGTGCAGGATGGTGTTGTCGCCGAGGTAAATCGCCGCATGGTTGGTTACCGGCGCGCTGATCTGCATCATCACCATGTCGCCCGGTCGGATAGCTTCGGACGACACTTCGACAAACCCCTCAGCCTGCCAGTTGTCGTCATAGATGTTTTCTTTCCCATCGATCCACCATTCGCGCGGCACCGAATAATTTTTCAAGAAGATGCCGTGATGCTGGCGGTAATAATCCATGATGAGCGTCCAGCAGTCGGCATAACCCAGCACCCAACGCCGGCCAACCAGTGCGCGGTCCCCCCGCGGCGAGATTGTGCAAAAGTCACCGTCCGGCCAGGACATGATCCCCCACTCCACGCCGGAATGGTCGCACTGGATGCGGTCGAACTCCGAGGGAATGAGCTGCACAACATCAGGGTGAGAGTGAACCACCATGATCACCTCGCCCAATTCTTCGGCAGCAGCATAGTCGAGCGGGCAAAGCGTGAAATAGTCCATAGGCTTGTCGGCAATGTTTTTACAGGGGATATACCGCTGCTGCTTTCCCGTCTCGATGATCACCCCACAGGCCTCGTTCGGGTATTCAGCGGCCACGTGTAGGCGGATGGCCGCCAGTAATTTTTTTCGCATCGTTATTTCCCCTGCAGGTTGGCCGCTGGAAAGCCACCATAAGGCAGCGGATTCCCTTTTCCGTGACGATCCTCGCAATCGCGCCGTCGGCCGCCGCAAACATCCTGCGCAGGATCGTCCGTTGGAGTGCCGTCTTTCTTGAAATAACGATTGCCGTTGTAGTCGCACCCGGTACCGGTGCGATACCAGCCGCGCATGCACCAGGTGCAAACCGGTGTGATCTGCCGGGTCGGCAGCTGCAGGTTCTGGATATCAAACGGGGTACATAACTCAAAGTCGATCTGGGCGCGCGTCTCGGCCTTTTTGGCGTTGATGTAGAAAAGCTGCACCCGCTCTTCGGTCGGCATCGCGCTGGGGTTGCCGGCTTTCCAGTTGGCAGCGTCGAGATATTTCGCCATCGTCGTTCGAATGCGCACCTTCGCCTGAACCATATCGTCGTAAGCCAGGCATAAGGACGTTACATAGTTTCCGATGTTGCCAATCGACAGCGTCGGCGTTGGCTGCGCTCCGGTGCTCGTCAACTCAGCGCCTTTAAATTCATACGGGTGAGGGTCGTATTCGTTGCCCTGCCAGATGATCGATGGCATGTTCTCGGCGGCGAACGATGCCCAGCCGTCAGCCGGTATGTTGTGCGCATGGAAGCGCAGCACGCGGTCCATACCAAACGCCGTACCGTCGACTTCAACCAGCTGGATTAGCTGTCCTGGCTCCAGCGACTGTAGATCTTGCGTTAAACTCATGGTGCGAAGGCCTCTTCAAAGGTGAATGACAAGGTGATCACCTCAGCGGCGAGAAACGTCGAGGAAATCGAATCCGCTTTCACCCGATAGAGCTTTTTCTCACCCCAGGGGTTTACCCAGAAAAACGATTTGATGACGTGTTTTTGCAAGAACGCTCGGATCGGCGCCACGTTGGATTTTGTGTCGGTAAGGCTCAACGTCCACGATTGAGCCGTGGCATTCAGGCCGCTGCTGGCCACCTGCTTATAGCCATCGCCAAACTGAACGGCGATCACGTTCATATTCTCCGAGCCTGTCGGCTGCGCCTGCGTTCGCCAGATAAAGGTATCAACCGCCATTTTCCCCCCATAAAAAAAGCCAGCGTTGCGGCTGGCCGTTTATCTGCGTCCTGAATATAACAATCCCCCCGGCGACATCTCGCGCTTCAGGCGATCGGTGATTTCGGTCTGGACAATCCCCTGCAACTGCCGGGCTGTGTTGGCGGTATTCGCTGCGCTGACGTCGCCACCATTACTACTCTCCTGCGTGATGGTGACCGGCGCATGAACAACGATCGAATTACCTCCCGCCGCCGTGAGCCCGTGCATTGGCGCGTTACCTACATAGCCGCCGTCCGCGTAACCCTGGGCGCTGTGCATCATGGCGTACAAGTTGCCAACACCAATATTGCGAGTCGCCTCTTTGGTGAACACGAATTCACCGCCGTGCACGATGCCTTTAGGCTCGTACTTGCCGCCGTCGCCGGTATAACCGCCGTCGTAATGTAACCCCATTGGTACTGCGCCGGGGTTATTGCCGCCAGATGGCGCACTGAGCGAGCTACCAATCCACCCCATAGCCGCCTGAACGGCGTAAGCCACCAATAGCTTGTTGATGACGTCCACCACCATTTTCAGCATAGAGACGCCGAAACTTTTAACGTTGGCCGATCCGGTTGTCGCAAGGCTGGTAAGCGTGTCGCTCAGCCCAGTGAATGCAGCATTGGCGACATTCGCGACTGAGGAATAGACATTGGTCGCTGAGTCCAGATATTCGTTCCAGCCTTTCAATGCGCCTTTTTTCCAATCGGCTCGCAGCTTGTCTTCTTCGGTGTAAAAATCACGTGCCGCCTGCAGCTGCCGCTTGTAACCGTCATCTTGCAGGCTACCGCCCTGATTCTGCCACCCCTGCGCGAGCTGCGCCTCTTCCATGCGGCGCCGCGCATCCCGATCGCTCAAGCCGGCGCTTTCACGCAGCGCCTGACGCTTCTCGCTCATCTGGGTGACATACTTGGACGAAGCGTCCTGAAGTTTGTTTAGCCGCTCCTGTTTGACGACCTCGTCACCGAGAACCGCCAGCCGTTCCTTTTGCGCCAGCACGCTATCTTTGCTGGATAGCAGAGATTGCTCTTGCGCAGTCAGCTTCCGCTTATCGGCTGCCTGCTCCAGAACGGCAAATTTCGCCTGCTCCGCCCACAAATCCTTGCGTTGTTGGCTGATGGTGTCATTGATGCTGCGATGTTCCTGCAGCACTTTGAGCTGAGCCTGGAGCGCCAACAAATCAGCCTGCGCTTTTTCGTCGGCTCGATCACCGGCCGGCGCCGTGTACTGGCGTCCCTTCGGTGTTTTCGGGTCTTTGAATTTTTCATCGATCCGGGCATTGAGTTTGTCAGCCCGTTCTTGGGTGATGTAGCCTAATCGGAGTTGCTCGTTAATTTCCTTGTGGAGCTTTACGCGTTTTTCTGCGTTCGACTCCATGGATTTTTCAAGGGAGTCAACTTTTTGCAACGCTTTAATTCTGTCGTTCGCGGCCTGCTGCTGAGCACCTTGCAAGTCCGCCTGCAGATTACCCACCAGGCTATTGAGTATGTCCCCCATAGCCTTATCTTTTGCAGACGAAGACGTTACAGGAGAATTGAGAACTGCACGCGCTTTCTCCAACCTGGCGACCGGATCATCTCGTCCTATCCCGAGCATTTTATCCCACGCCCACGAGGCAGCCCGACCAATGCCATCCCAGGCAGACTCAAGAACCCCTAGCCCTTCTTTAATTTCCATCGCGCGCTCATTAATGGCACGCGCATAGGATTGCTCCGCAATTTCCTGGGCTTTCCGGGTGTTTCCTGCTTCAATTTGCGCCGCGATCTGGTCGTAAACCGTCGAGGTTAGGAAGTGATATTGGTCATTGAGTGCCACGACAGCTTTCAGTGGCTCACCTTGCAATGACTTGAATTGCTCGGCGGTTTTCTCTATGGATTGGCCGGTAGCCTGTTCCATATTGATCGCTGCTGTGGCGATCATACTTAGCTGTGAAGCTGTAAATTCGCCCGATGAGTTGAGGGTTGCCAAAGCCTGGGCGGACTTGCTTACAGTGCTATTGGTTGAATCCGCAACCTTGTCGGCCATGAGAGCCAAACGATCGGACGTCAGTCCAGCATAGTTACCTGTCAGGATGATCGAGCGGTTAAATTCTCTGGCTTCCGCACTTCCCTTCTCGTATGCAATGGCGAGACCGCCAAACGCAGCTGCAACAAGCCCTATTGATCCTGCGACCGCTGCGCCGCGAAACGTCATCAACTGGTCGATCAGCCCGGACCGATTCGCCAGGGTGATGCTGGAGCCGCGCAAGGCGCCCAGGTTCCCGCGCGCCAGCTCTCCGAGCATAACGCCCAGCTCCCGGCGGGCGGCCGACGTCTGCAAACTGAATTTATGCGTGGCGTCGCCAGCGGTGGACAGCTTTTTGATGTAGATTTCCGCTGCAGAACCAACGCCCAACTGCGCAGCGCGGTAGCGCAGCAGCTCTTCCCGCGAAAGGTTCTGCGTTGCCACCTGGTCTTTCAGCTTTTGGATGAAGATCGATTTGGCGGCCGCCGATGCCTCTTCGGCTTTGGTCAGCTCGCGCATTTTATCCGCGGCGTGGCTGGTGAGCGTCAGGTAGTCGTTTTGCGTGATGTTGCCGGCGGCGCGGGCGGCGCGCACCTGCGACTGAATGGCGCGCAATTCCTGCGTGCCGGTGCCGAGCTGCTTGATCCGGTCAATCTGGCGAAAGTAAGATTCGGTCAGCTGGTCCTGCGCCCGGCCGGATGCCGTCGCCGTGGTCTGGCTCTCGCGCAGGCGGCGGCTGTATTCCGCTACCCGTTTGTGCGTTTCCTCGACCTCATGCGCCACCTCTTTCGATACTTTGGCCGTCTCTTTGCCCGAGGCATTGAAACCGTCAGCCGCGCCGGCGGCGCCTGCAGCAGTTTTCTGGAATTTATCCAGCTCGCTGTTGCCGCGCTGCAGGTCGCCGGTATCGACGCGCAGGGAGATCGATGCAATGTCTGTCATGCGGGGCTCCGTGCAGTAAAAAGCCCGCGCGGCGGGCCATTATTTTTTATGGATGGTGGCAAGCGCAGCGGCTTCCATCACCCTGATATCCGTTAACGCGGTTGCCTCATCGTCGACGCCGTGCAATTTCATCACCCAGGGCAGGCAGTTGTAATCCAACCCGGTGACGCCGCCCATACCGGTACGCCATTGCGTCGCCATTGCCCGGAACACCTCGAACACTGGCCACACGTCGGGGAGCACGTCGATCGGCTCCCCTTTGACGTCCTCGGGCGTTAACCCAAATGCGGCCAGTTCTTCCGGCGACGGGTCAGGCGTATAGAACGCCGAGGCAACCGCTGTTAGTTTTTTTCTCGGATCGCCATCAGCTCGCGGGTGTAGGTCATGGCGATAGAGTCGAACGCACGCGGGTAGTTTTCCAGCAGCACCAGCACGTTCTCGCTGTTGAACTCGTCAGGCAGCGCCCAGCCCGCGGCGATTTCCTCGATGAATGCCACCATCGGCGCACTGCCGTGGCTGCCGGCCTCAATCTGCTTTTCCGTCGCCTCGCGCAGGGTGTTTTCCAGCGCTTCCAGCTGGCTGCGGGTCTTGTGCTTGAACGTGAACGTCAGCACGCCATCTTCTGCGCCGGCGCGCGGGATTGTGACGTCTTTTTTAAACGTCGAGTTTGGGACCAGGGTAAATTTTGCTGTCATGTCGGAACCTGCGAAAAAATGGGGCTTGCGCCCCGAGGGTTAAAATTACTTGTCCTTGTAGAACGTCATGGTGCGGGACTGTACCGCGATCGATACCTGCACAGTTTCCACCTGGTTCACGGCCGTTGCCGGCTGTGGGTCAAAGGATGGCGTGCCGGACCAGTAACGGGTTTCTTTTGCCGTCGGCACATACATGTAAAACGGCAGAATGTCGCCAACGCGATCGGCAGCGGTCAGGACGTCATAAATCGGCAACGTTGAATCATGCGCAAAGGTAAACGTCTGGGTCTTGGCTGCCTTGTACGTCGCCAGGTTGCGCTGGCGGTCGTCCTCAAGGAACTGGATCTGCACGTACTGCTGATCGCCTCCAGACGCCCCCACTTCAGTGATTTGTGGGATCTGCGTCCATTCGGTGATTTTGATAAGCGCACCGGCGGCGCCGCCCGCCGGGAAAAATTTGGTATTCGACGTATCCAGTGCACCGATCGTCACCGCCGTTGCCGTCGCCGCTGTCACTTTGGCGACCAGGTTGTCGATGTTTCCCCAGCCTGATTTGATGAGCACAATGTCATCGGCGGCCAGGGTGCCATTTGCCACGGTAAACACCGCGCCCTTGGCGTTACTAACCGCTGACGTTGGCAGCGCTGCCGCCATCTTGGAACCAGCGAAAACCGTGGCGCCGTTTGGTAATGCAAATGCCATAGTGGATTCTCCAATTTTGGGCATAAAAAAACCGCCGCGGCGGTCAGTGTGTGATGAGGTGAGCGCGATAGCTCATGCTGACGGGGATGGAATAGCGGGTGTCTGACGTGATGCCACGGTAAACCGTCGGCGGCGTGCTGATGTAGCAGGTGATCCCCTCATCGCTGAGCGCCAGGCCAACAGGGAACAAAGCGGCCACCTCATCGGCTAGCGCGCGGGCGCCACTGACGCCGTCGCCGGCCTTCGCCACGACGTTGATCTGCCAGACGCCCGGCAGCACCTGCAGCTTTTCCGCCAGGTCGATCGTCGTCGTGGTCGCCGGCATCGCGTAGGCCTGAAGATAGAGCGTATCCGGCGGGTTTTCCGCGATGTTGTCCCACACTACAGGCACGCCTTTACCATCTGCCCATTCACCCAGGCGCGCTTCGAGCAGTTCGGCTACTCGGGTATGACTCACGATTTCACCTCCGATACGGCTGCCTGGAAATGACGCTGGAAATCGGCAGCGGTGATCCGCACCATGCCGCCAGGCGCCTGCGACGAGTGACCAAACTCCAACGGGTAGGCATAGGGAACGTTATTCGTGAAGTACACCGCTTGCATGCCGACACGAAAACGCTCGATCACCAGCGTGCCAGCGGCCAGCGTTTTACCACCCGATTTATCCACCTGGCCGGTTTCACCTTGCGGCGCCGCATCCAACCCCACCTGCCAGTTGCCGCGGAACCGGCCGCCGGTATAACCGGCCGGCGCCTTGATATCCATGCTGTCGGATACCCTGGCGCGCTTTTTCAGGCGCCCGGTCGGTGTCAGGTTGGCCGGATCGTTGCGCTGCGCATCGTTGTGTTCTGCGACCGCGTCGTTATAGGCTTTGGCGGTGGCGTTCACCTCCCACAAGTCGGGATTGCCTACGGGCGACATCTGAACCAGTTGCGTGAGGATGCGGATCCCCGTTGCGCGGACTACCTGCGCCTGGTTGGCCTTTGCCTTGTCCACGAAGGCAGTGATCGCCTGCATGAACGCGTCGTTTTCTGCCATGTCATGCCCTCAGCTGTGCGCGGTAGCAGATCAGCACCGCTGCCGGCTTAACCGGATGCGGATGAACCACGCGATATTTTTTCCCGTCGATCTCAATGCGGTCGTCGATACGGATTTCCGTCTGGTAGGTTGCCACCAACAGCACGTCACCGTTCTGAATCAGCGTGCCGTCAATTTCTCCCGGCTTGTATTCCGTCACAACGCCGATCACATCCGCCTTTTCGTCGGGTAATCGCACCTCTTTCCCGTTTACCCGCGTCACTTTCCCGCCCCGGGTGAGCACGCGCTTTTGCCCGTTCTCGGTGAGCAACCGTGTGGCGGTGGCGCGCATCCGGGTATAGTTGATTGCCATGTCAGCCCCGCATTACGTCAAAATTAATGCCGCCGCCCCCGCCGAGCAGCCCATTAAGCAGGCCGGCCAACCACGAGAAGTACGGCGCGTTTCCGCTTGAGCCCTCGGCATACTGCACCGCCACAGCGCCGGAGACGCTTTCCGCTACCACTTCGCCGCCACCGGCAAAGCTTGGCGTCAGGTCGGTTTCCTGAGCTTCTACCGCCAGGCGCCACTGTGCCTGGATCAGCTGGCGCGGGATTTTGTCACTGGCCAGCGGCACACCGTCCACTATCACACCGGAGCGCGGCCACGGCAGCGCCTGATCCGGCGATGAACGGGAGCCGCGCCAGCTTTGCCCTGCCAGGTAATCCATCGCCTGCATCAGCAGCGTTTCGCATTCGCTGTCATCGTCCGGCAACGAATAGCCGCGCGTCGTAGCAAAGTCACGAGCATCCCGCACGCTGACGTAGCTGTTGAAATCCGGCGAAGCGGGATCCGTTATTAGCATGATCACCCCCAATAAAAACGGGGCCGAAGCCCCAAACTATTACGGCGCGGTCACGGTAACCTCGCAGGCTGCGGTTTTTCCGCCGTCCTCCGTGGTCGCTGTGATGGTTGCCGCGCCGGCCGCCACACCGGTAACTTTCCCGTTTTCAACCGTTGCTTTTGCGGCATCAGATGTTGACCAGTTGATCCCTTTGTTCGTGGCGTCTTCCGGCGCCACGGTTGCCGTCAGCGTTTCATTCGCGCCGACGGCCAGAGAGGTCGAGGTCTTGTTAAGCGTCACACCTGATACCGCTATTACTTTGCGGCTTTCTCCCCGAAGGTCACCATAACGCCAGCGGTATCCTTGTTACTGGTGCGCACCTTGTTCCAGTTTGCGCCGGTGGTCAGTTGTGCGTCCGTTGGTGACTTGAGGTTATCGTTTTTCCACTGATAGCCTTTCAGCCCGATAGTGAAATCGTACTCGCCCTGCATCAGGGCTTTCAGGTTTTCGTTACCCAGAACGTCCTGCGCTTTCATGATCAGCGGCGTGGTCTGTACTGCCGCGGCGGCAGAGGTCAAGCCCAGCACATGCTGCAAGTTGTCATCAGCAAGGGCCGGGATATCGGAAATGATGAAACGGCGACCGAGGCCATCTTGCATCACGTTCACGTTACCGATCTTGAAAAGGCTGTTGGCATTCGTCAGCGCCTCATCGATGAAGTCGTTGTAGGTTGCACCATCCATCACCCAGGCCAACAGTCGGGAGAACGCATCCCCCATTGGTCGGGCGCCTTTGTTCAGGCCACGCAGTGACGGTTTAACCGCGCTGCCGGCGGCACCGGAGAGATCGGTGATCATTCCGCTATTGGTGGAAATCGCCGCTTTCAGTGCGCCGCAGGTGGTGTTCAGGTAGTCCTGAATCATCGCCTCAGCCGCCTGTGCTGCAACAACTGCTGCCGCCTCTGAGACGTCTTTCCCCAGGCGCTTCATCATGGTAGGGGTGACGCTGACAGGACCAATACGTCCATCAACTTTCACCATGCGATCCAGCAGCTGGCCCAGCTCATCCGGCGTTAATTTTTTATCCGCGTACGCATTACGGCGCTGAGCGAGCCCGCCAATCAACTGCCAGCTGGTTTGTTCGATAAAATCACCAATGTGATCGCCGTTACCCAAAATGAGAGTGCCGCCCGAGGCGGCGTTAAACTTCTGCACTTCCTGATCCACCAGCTCAGTCGCGGCGGTAGAAACTTGCTGCTGAAAAATAATGAGGGACATGCGTTACTCCTGATTGTTTTCGATAATTTGTCGTGCACGGCTCACCAGTGAATCTGGGTTGTCGCCATTTCCATTCCCGCCGCCCCCGGCGCCAGGGTTGCCGCCACCGTTACCCCCGGTTCCGCTGGCTTTGCTGCCGATAATCACGCCCTTGAAGGCCGGGTTACCGACGAATTCTTTTTTCAGTTCATCGATGCTGGCCGCGCTTGGCTTGCCGGCACCGTCAAGGATGCGCGTCACGTGCTGACCGTCTTTTTCTTCAATGGCCAGGCGTGATTTGATGTGTGGCAGCATCACCGGCGCGGCGTCGCCCGCCAGTTCAGTCGCCAGTTTCTGCGCCACGTTGTCCACCAGCAGGCCATGCAGACTGGTATTCAGCGACGCGATTTCCGCTTTCGACTTCGCTTCGGCGTCGGCCAGTTTTTGCGCCCAGGATTTTTCCAGCGCCTCAACGTCGCCGTTTTTCTTGGCCTGCTCTTCCGCCGCTTTTTTGGCGTCTTCCTCGGCCTTACGCCGCGCTGCCTGCTCCGTTTTCTTTTCGGTCATCAGCTCGTCGACCTTCTTTTTCAGGCCGTCGAGTTCTGACGTGTCGGGCATGCCTTCGATCTGAACCTGGTAGCCGTCGCCGGACTCTTTATAGAGCGCCTTTTGCACGTCATTCAGCGCGTTGTACTCGTCTTTCGTGATTTTGAATTTCATCATCAACCCCGTTGTGATGTTGCGGCCCCAGGCCGCGAGCATAAAAAAACCGCCGAGTGGCGGTCGCTATAGTCCGGCGTCCGAAAACGCCCGTTCGTCAATTTCTCGCAGCTGCTGCAGGCTGAGCCACTCCCCTTTGTCGGAGAAGAATTCCGCCGGCCGCATACCGCCGTCGCGCATCAGGCGGGCACGGGTTTCGCCCAATACCTCTACCTGGCGCCGGTAGGGCTGTCGTTGCAGCCAGTCCCGATAATTGGTTTCCGCCGGGACCTGACCATCCATACTGGCGCGCGTGCCCGCCGGCATTTCGTCGGCATCGATACCCAGTGCACGCCACGATTTCACCACCAGTGTTTCCACCGACCGGCAGCAGAAATGGATCCGCCCCGGACCGGCGCCATAGGGCACCCTGTGGCCGATGGGTTTGTTGTCCAGCGTGTAGCGCAGGCGATCGCGCACGATGCAGGTCGGCGTCGTCTTGTTATCGAGGGTTGCCAACCATTGCTTGCAGTCGATAACGTCGGCGTTGGCCTGGGCGAATTCCGTGCGCGATACAGCCGCCATATGGCTGACGGCGGTTTTTATCACGCTGGTTGCATTGGCCCGGCCGGTTTGCAAAACACCGTCCTGATAATTTCGTGCGCGGGTGCCGCGGATCCGCCGATAAATCTGGTCTGTCGTTTCCCCCTGCAGATAACCCTGGCTCACGGCGTTGCTGATGCGCTGTAGTCGGTCGCTTTCCAGCTTGTCGGCCCATTCGCTCAGCAAGCGCCCCTGAAACGGCCGCGCCAGCGCTGCGGCGTAAACCTGCTGCGGTGTCAGGCTGATAAGCGGGTAACGCTGTTTCACCAGGTCGGGCAGCAGAGAATCAAACAGGCTGAACTGAAAACCGCCCTCGTACCCGATAAAATCGCCCAGCTCGTCGCTAAGCGCCCCGTAAAGCCGCTGGTAAACCTGCCTGTTGATATCCCGCACGCCGGCCAGCAGTGAATCAAGGCGGCGAACAGTGAAGCTCTGCGGGTCCAGGTCATCCAGCGCCATCAGCAATTTTGAAGAAAGCTCGGCGTCCGCCTGGTCGAGAATTTTCACCATTCGCCGGGCGACGCCGGTCGAATAGCGAGAGACAAACAGCGCGTGCGCGAGCGTCTCATCAAGCAGGCGGCTGTTTATCGTCCTCACGTCCGCCTCCTGTCAGGTCCGGCGCCTGGTTGCGCAGCAAATCCTCCACCTCCTCCGGCGTCATGCTCTGGTCAATCAGGCCGATGCTCTGCTGGTAGCGGATAAAGTCGACCAGCAGCATCTGGCCGGACTGCACCATCTGCATCAGTACCGCCAGCGCCGCGGAATCCAGCGCGGAGATTTCATAGCGTTTGTTCAGCTCGATCGTAGCCTCACCACTGCCGGCAAACATCACCGCGAACGTCAGCGCCCGGTTGATGGCCTGCTCCACGTTGCCGACGCACAGGGACAGGATGCTGTTATCGGTCTGGGCCTCGTCCGTGGCCTGCGTTGCGGTGCGGGCGGAGGTGTTGCGCTCCACCAGCTTCGCACCCAGCATGGCCATCTGCTTTTCGCGGCGTTCGGCCACCGTCAGCGGCAAATTGCGGTCTTCGGCCTGCACGATGCTGATCACGCCGTCTTTTGGCAGTAAAATGCCCTTCGTTGAACCGACTTTGACGCCACTCGATAGATATTTATCGGCCCATTGCTGATCCAGGCCGCCTACTGCAATTGTTGGCTGTCCGGTGAGGTGCGATATTTCGGCGATATCCGCTTCCGCCTGGTAGTGCTTAACGTTCACGTTGGCGATATCAGCCAGCGGCGGCGCATCAGGGGTGTGATCGTTGTTGCTCGAGCCAATCCATGACCACGGCAACTCCGTAAGCTGCTTGCCGGCGCTGTCTTTCAGCTCGACCAGCTTTCCCTCCATCATGCCGGCGGCGCTCTGCTGCCAACGGCGGGCGTACGCCAGTCCATTAACCAGGCGCAGCTCGATCCACACCTTTTGCAGCAACAGCTCGAAATTCTGCGGGTCATCCACGGGTTCGACGTAGTGAACCACCACCAGCGACGTCTTACCGGCGGTCACGCGCCAGTTAATGATTTCTTTGGCGGTGAACAGGCGCAGGATTGGACGGCCAAGCCGCGCCAGCGTCTGGCTACCTGAGGCGGTGTAGTCCGTCAGGATACCGGCGCGCCCACGCTGCAGATTCTGGCTGACGCTATCGCGGATCAGTTGCGTGAGTGGTTGCCCCTCGCCGTCGGCGTCCGCCTCCAGTTCCGCAACGCGGCCAGTAAGCGTGATTTTTACCGGCTTGTTGAAGGCGATACCCAGCAGGCCGGAGAGCGTCCGCCCGGTCGCATTGATAAATGGCGCCCGCTGCTTATACGCCTTGTAGCGAATATCCTGTGGGTCGTCGTTGACGCTGTCGCTGCTGGGGTGCGGCAGGTATTTTTTGCCGCGCTTTTTAATTTTTCGCTCACCATCAACGCAGTCACCGACGAGCTCCCACTCGGGCAGAAACTCGCGGTATGCCGGGTGGCGATAATCGATGTTTTGCGTGGACATCAGTATGCGAATCCTATGTTGAGGTTGGTCACCGGCTTGATGATCGGGAAGGTTTTGTGGATGTAGTAGCCGGCGCCGTCGTTGGGGTGGTCATTGTCGGATTTTTTATCCGGTTCACCGGTTTTTTCATCCCATACCTGCTGCTCAAGGCATTCGGTATAAACCGGGCAACGTGCCACGTTGACCTTGTAGCGCCGTTCGCCGTTGGCATTACAGAACATGGCATTCATCGCGTTGATGCGGTCTTTCACCGGCGGGTTGGCGTTATCGACTATCACGTTAAAACCGGCATCCTGCAGCTGGGCAATATCCGTTTTGCTGGCGTTGTTCGACTTGCGGGAATCGCCGGACGCATCCGGGTAGATGTAAATTTCTCGCACCTTACGATAATCGGCGCCGTCGTAGAGCCAGAAACGCTCCTTGATGATGCGGATCATGTCGGGGGTGTCGTACGCGTTGATGATTTCGTTAACCGCGCACGGCAGCCCAAGGCGCAGAACGTGAACGATACCCGCCATTTTGCCGACGTTGAAATCCATCCCGATGTAAAGCGGCTCGCCGGGCTGTTCCACCTCGTCGCAGTTGTTCAAACGGCGATCGAACTGGTGGTAAATGGTGCCGCTCGTCAGGTTGGTAAACTGGCCGCGCAGGTAGGCTTTTATCAGCTCCGGCGGATAGCTCCCCATCAGTGAGGGAATGTAGTCCGGCGGCAGGTTCTTTTCGTTGTCGAACGTCGACGCCTGCACAAGGCCGTACAGCGTCGCCAGCTCTGGTTTGTCGCGTACCTCTTTGACAAACTGGAGCCAAACGAATTTGAACCCTTCCGGCGTCGTGGTGACGTCGATCCCATTGCGTAGCCCGTCCACCTTGTAACGCATACGCGCGATGATTTTTCGCCAGGCCTTTTGTGCCTTCTCCTTTTTCATCACGTCGAGCTCGTCGATCAGCGCGTTACCGATTTTAAAACCGACGATAGTTTCCGGCTTTTCCATCGAGCGGCAGATCGTCGTTCCGCGGTACTGCCGGCCGGCGTAGAAATGCACCTCTTTGTTGCTCTCGTTGATCTGGACGCGCATCCCCCAGTCGTGCGCCACTTCCTCGACCGTCGGGTAAAAAATATCGCGGATCTGCGGATAAGTCGGCGCAAAGTAGCCCTGGTTAATGCGGGGAAACTCCCACATGCCCTTGCAGATACCGCCGCACCCTACCCACGTTTTGCCAGAACCGAACCCGGCCACGTAGGCTTTGAACTTGTGCTGCATCGCCAGAAAACGAGCCTGAGGAATATTAAGCGTCGGCGCTATCATCATCCCTCCTGGCGTCTACCACGTTGATGTTGATAGCCACCGGCTTCGGCGTGTCGTTGTCGTCATCGTCGGCCAGTTCTTTACCCAGCTTTTCGCACTCCAGGCGAGTCTTGTCCGTTGCCGCGCGGCGAAAATCGGTATCTGCTTCAATTTTTGGCAGCATCGCCTCGCTAACGGCCAGCTGGCTGAAGGTACGCAAAATCGACTCGATGCGCGCCGTGTTGCGATCCATTGCCTGTTCAGCGCCGCGGATGTTTTCGCGGAGGATTTTTTTTCGCTCTTCGCTTTCTTCATCGCGGAGCGCTTCACCCCATCGGCCAATATTCGCCGCTGCAATCAGGTTGGACGCCTGCACCCGGCGCAGTTCATCCTCCAGCCCCATCGCTTCGGCATCTTCAATCACATCGTCAGGAAGGAGCATCCGCCGGGCATAGCCACCATGTTTCAGAGCGGCTCGGTTGTTTGCACCGAAGGGGTTAACAGGCGGGTCTGTGCGTTTGCCACGAATCGGTTTCGTTTTTGGCTCATGGGCTTCGTCGCTTTCCTGGATGCTTCCAGATTTGGCGCTACGTCCTCCGGTACGCACTTTGGTTTTTTGCGTACCGCTTTTGCGTACCTGCGTACCTTTTTGCGTACCGCTCTTTCCCTTGCGTACCCAGCCGTGCTTTTTGGCGCGCTTCCTGATTGCCCCCTCACTGATGCCGTATATCTCTGCCAGGTCGCGGAGAGAAAGTTGACCGGCACAGTAATCGCGCTCGAGGCCGCTTTCTTCCGGTTGTGACATAGCATTCTCCATAAAAAAAGCCATCAGCCTGCCGGTGCGCTGGGTGCGCGGTGGGTGCAGGTAGACGACTTTGGTTATTTTGCATTATCGATGGCCCTCGCAAAGGCCACCTGTAATGCTATGGGTCTTTTCTGATACTTTTCCGCCATTGATTAAGCGTGGCCACCTGGCCGGCGCAGATTGATAACGCTGTTTGAAGCGCCAGCGCGTGGCTGCCAATGTCACCCCATGTTTCACCCTGCAGTTTTGGTTGCTCGCAGGGGGTGAACACCGATTCAGGGGGAAACAGCACGAGCGGCGCCGGCGGCGGTGGTGTCCGTTCCGCGCAGGAGGTCAAGAACAGCACCAGGAGCAGTGCGGCGGGCGCACTCGTCATTTTTAATGGCATCCTGATATTTCCTCTGGTAGTTTTCGCCCTGCTGGCGTAGCTGCTGCTCTCTCCGTTGCTGTTCAGCCATCATTGCGCGATTACGGGCGTCATCCGCGCGCAGTGTGGTGATCAGTCCTGCCTGCTGCGCCAGCGTCTTTTTCTGCTCTGCAACCTGCTGGCGTGCCAGCTCCAACCGGTGCGACAGCAGCGAGCTGTAACCACCGAGGCAAATTGACGCCACCAGCAGGAGCAACATTCCCCCGCCGGCCAGTTTTGAGAGCCAGCCGCTCATGCCAGTGCCTGGCGCGCACGCTCAAATCGTTCTTTGCGGTCTGCCAGCCCGTTATTGCCGCCGTTGATCAGCAGCGTCACCCGTTCGACGTCGCCGGCGTACTGGCCACAATTCCGCGATTTCCAGAACCAGCCAGCGGAGCGCATCGCGTACTCGTCTTTTTCCAGCAGGTCAGGCACCAACAGCAAATCGGTTTTGATGCCGGCGCTGCAGGCGCGATAATTGTCGGCGCCGGTGATCTGGATCAGGCCGCGCCCGCGGTATTTCCAACCATCCCCGGTAGATTTGTTACCCAGGCGGCCGCCGTAGACGAGATTCGCGATCGCCGCCTGGCGGTTCCCCGGCACCACCGATTCGCCGCGCTGGCGCCCAAGCATTTTGCATTGCTCCGCAGTTAGCCGCTTGCCAAAGGTCGATTGCAAGCCGGCCACGCTGTAGTTGAACGATTCCGCGACCGCGGTGAAACCGGCCGACTCATGCCCTACCTGAGCAATGAACATTGCCTGCGCCACCGGCGAGGTGATGCCAAACTCGGCGAACGTCGCCTCCAGATGTGGAAACCAGCGCGCGGCCAGTCCGGCGCCAATACCGGCCGCCTCTTTGAATTGATCCTGAGTCATGAATTATTCCTGTCGTGGGGAGCCTGTGCGGCTGCTGGCGATGCGGCGCAGCATATTTCCGAAATAGTCGACGCCGGCATAGCCGATAAACATGCTGCCGAGATAGGCATATGTGGAATCCCAGCCGATCGCAGCCAGGCAATCTTTGATGAAATACGCGACCATCGCGCACATGGCGGCGTCAATTAGTCGCCGCGTCCATCCTTGCTGGCCAACGTATGCGCTGCGCAGTAACGCCATAAGCGCAGCCGTGGCCGCATAGCCGCCGCCCTCCTTGTGAGCGGCAAGCCATGCAATCAGTTGCGCCCACAAGTCGGGGTTTTTATCAGGCATTTTCATGTCCTCCCCCTGTCGGGGCTGGCCCGATCGTCGGGTGATGAAAAAGAAAACCCGGCGGCTGCCGGGCTAGGGTGAATTCTCAGGTTTCGGGTATGGCTTCGGGCTGAACAGCTTCGTGTTTAGCCGCCTGCGCGCCCGCTTATTTAGAAAGCGGATATACCTGAACTGATTAAATGTGTGGGCGGTGGCGCGGTGTGCGTTCGCCTGCAGGAAATTACCACGGGCGCCAGCCTTGCGCCCTTTCGTCGTCATGGCGATCTTGTGATACCACTCGCCGTCGAGCTCGTAGAACGTCGTTTGATGGCTGCCGACGTAATCGAAATTGCTCGCCTGATACACGACGCCGAACCGGCCACAGCGTTCGTCGGCGAACGTCTGCACCCAATCCACAGCGGGATAGAGCAACTTGATGGTTTTCAGCGCATAGCTGATTGCGCGTGATTCAGTATTGCGCGGCATCCGATCATGCACCCAGAGCCGGTTTAACTCCATGTATTCGCGGTTGCCGGTGCCGGTCACGACGCGCGCCCCGCTGCTCGGGTTCATCGCGTAGCCCCACTGCATGACGCCCACCAGCTCGCGGCCGTCAAAAATACCCAGATGCAAATAGGAGTTGTTCACTACGCGCTTGCTGTAGTGAAAATGGCTGATCACCAGGCGGGCAAGCCAAACCGGGATCGTTGCTACGTGGAGATCGTCACATCCAAAACCGACGGTTTCGCCAGCGTAGACGATCGGCGCCGGCTTTCCGCTGGCGCGTGATACAACTGCATTAACGTGATTTTTCAAGGTCTCGGCACTCCAATAGGCGGGTGTGCTCGTGACTGTTGACGCGGGCATACAGCCCCGGAGAGCGGCAACTTTCCGGGGCGCCCATCTGGAGCGGGAAATAAAAAACCCGCGCGCGGGCGGGTTAACACAATTTCGGCAATTTATCAAATTAGCGTCGAATATGCCCTATTTTGTTGCATTTTGCAATTCCAACCGATAAATAATCTCTTCGCGACTTGACGACACTAGCTGCAGGGCTTCTACGTCCATTTTCTCCGCGACCTCTTTCAGGCGCGCCCAGTGCGGCGCATATACCCGTGACCAGGTTGAACGGTCGACGCTCATCAAGTTGGCCAGTGCGCTGCCGGCGTATTCCTTGTACGTCTCATTTTTGTTTTTTGCCGCCGTTTCCTGCACGGCCAGCCAGACTAACGACACCAGGCGCTTAATAATTTTTGACTGGAGGCGCTTGCCGACTTTGTACGCCTGGTAGCTCTCCCACACGTGCTGGCAAATTTCGGTCTGGTATTTGAACTGCAGATCGAAGCCGTAGCAGTAGCGCAGCCATGCAATTTGATGTTCGCCAAGCGTCATGACGGCGCGGCGCCACGCGCACGACGAAAAGACATGATCGTTGATCGGTGGCATTGGTTGCCTGCGGCTGCGTGTTTCGAGCGCATAAACGGCGGAATTTTCCGCATCGGCCCAGCGCTCACCCTCCAGTTCGACCTTGTGGATACGCTGGCGCGGATAGTGATTTTTATCAGCCGGCGGGTGCTCGATAAATGCCTGGAGTTGTCCCTTAGTGCTGCCAGAGTCATCATGCAGCGCATTGGTTAACTCCAGCCGTATATATTCCAATTGCTGTGCGTTCATCATTGCGGCACCACCAGCCCGCGGCGGGCGATTTGAATAATCGTCAAAACGATCGCGCGGTCCATCATCTGACGCCGCTCTTCGCGCGAGAGATCTTTGCCGTTATCGATCGCGGTGTGGCAACAAACGCAGAGCGCCGCGGTGGCGCAGTCGTCAGTTTTCAGCCCCATGCCCTTCCCCTCGTTCCGGTGCGCGACCTGGGTTCCCCAGTTTCCACACAACACGCATTGTTCGATTTGCCCGACGGCCGCCAACCATTTTTTGCTGCGGTAAATTTTCATCGTCTCACCCCGCAAAATTCATCAGCTGCGCCGCGGCGTTTTCGGCCTCCTCATGGGAGCGAAACGGCTTGTGCAGGATCCAGCGCCATAAAACATCGAGTGCGGCCTGATACAGCTGATGGAACTCTGTTTCGTCCATGTTGGCGAAAGCGATGCTGCGGGGGTGTTTGCGGAGAGTGCCGTCGGGGAGTTGGATCGCGTCATAGTGGCCGGCCTCGACCGTCACCCACGCGCGATAGGCGTCAAAGGATTTGCAAGCGCTGATGCTGCCAGCGCGCCGATCAGCGATGCGCTCGAGATACTGCTCAACCGCATTCAGAAGCGCCGGCTCATTGCCGCCGAACGTGGCCAAGAATCTGGCATAACCGGTAACCAGCTTGCGCTCGTTAGTCGATATGGCGCCGCCGGTAGGCTCCCAGTATTCGAAGCCCAGATTGAGAAGCGCGAAAAAACGACGGTGAAACGCCGGGTTGCGCACCTGTTTGAAATCGGCCACCAGCACGGCGCCGAGCTTGCATTTCGATTGCAGAAATTCGCTGGTCTCCGGCGTGGCCGGGATCAGTATTCCTGGTGATTGCTTGATGAGTTGTAACTGCGCCATGTTCTCTCCTGTGGCGCAGCAGGCACGGGGTGTTCAGGCCCGTTAAGTGAGTCTATCAGAATTCAGGTTACGGTAGCCGGCCCGCTCTAAAATTTGTGTTATCAGCTTTGGCGTGCCAACGATGTCTTCTGGCTGTAGCGGCATGAAGGAGAGCTGATCGCCCCGTCGGTACATCAACGCCCGCTCGCAGACGGGGAAATTTTTGAATCTGGCAACCACCGCATCATCCATGCAGCGCACGACTTTGTACCCTCCTGGGGGCGTGTCTTGTAATCCGGTCACCTCAACCTCCTTTGCTGTGTGATTTGTCGGCAAAGAGTGCCATCAATAAAACCAGTCGTCCGCGCTTTCCCAGGTCTCCTGAAGGATGTTCTCTACTCGTTCTTTTGCGCCTTTTTCAGCCCCGAGCACCGACAGATTATCCTGGGCGCCGAGCCGCACGGCGACGCGGCAATCGGGGTACGATTTCAGCAGTCGTTTCTGAAACTCCTGTTCAATCGCCGCAACTGCGCCTGCCGGTAACTCTTTGTTTTTCTGGATTACTAATTCAACTTTCATCATGCGCCTCCGTGATACTGGTTATTTATACAGTGTAATTATGGTTAGAATAATTTGAGTTTGCAAGAAAAGAAAAGCCCCTATCGGGGCTTTTGTGTGCTACAGATCGATAATCAACCAATCTCTTTAAATTTTAGTGGGTTGCGTACAAGGATATTCAGTAAACCCTTCGTCTCCGGGTTTTTACCGCCGTTTTTAGAATCAACGATGCATAAAGCGCCGGCGAGAAGGCCGCCGGTACGCTGTCAAAGCCGGCTTTCACAAACATTGAACGAACAATCAGCGGAGCAACAGCCAAATTGCTGATCACATTGTTGCGCATATCGTTGTCGAGGTGGATCACCCCATATCCCGGCGGGACTGGCCCATTCACGCACTCCCACACGTACACATCGAGGAGGACGTGCTTTCCAGCAACCACGATCACCTGCGCCTTGTTTTTCTTTGGCGTTTTTCCGCCTGCATGGTTAAAACGCCATCCGCGCCGCTCCAGAGCGTTCTTGATTCCGTTGGCAGTTCTGTTATCGCCGAAACGATGATTGAAGGACTCCACCAGCTGCGTATAGGGTTTATCTCGATTTGCATACAGGTAGCTGAGCTGGGCATCAGTATACTCCCCTGCTGGTCTGAGTTTGCCGATCCACCCGTTATGCGAAAGAGTTGAACGAATCGTGTGGCGCGACCTATTTTCACCAAACTGCAAATTATATGCGGCGGTCAGCTCATGGCTTGTCATTCCTTCAGCGTTATTTTTCAGAAAAAGTAACTGTTCATCAGTGAATAATTTACGACTCATCGGTGACCCCCAAAATAGCAGGGAGAGTATGCAACGTCCCACCGTTCATATTGCGTTGAGCATCGATCACCACCCGATACGTGGAAACCAGTGCTTGCGATAAATCGACAACAGCCTCAGCACGATCGAGTTCCTCTTTCAGGCGTTCGCCAGTCAGAGCGGGATCGTTGATTGTTTCAAGCATGGCAAACTGGTGATTGACCAGGTCCTGAATGCTATTTTTCACGATTTTACCTCCGCATATCTGATCCGCCCGTAGTACATGCCGGAACGAAAACGATAATGTTTGCTCTGCTGCCACATGTCGCGTTCTGTGGTGATTTCTACCCCGCGTACCAGGCGCGGCTTGCTCATTCCTTTCATGCCGATGTCCTCCCGCGCAGGTTGGCCAGCGCCTGATCAAACATCTTGTGGACGTTGCAGAACTGCAGCTCTTTGGGGTGGAAGTGCCACAGCGTTTTATCCGGCGTGCCGGTACGGGGATTGGCGCGATAATTCACCTCGGCGCGCTCAACAAATTTGTCGGACACGCTTGTAAGCTTGTAGAGCGCCCTCGGCCCGCAGCCCTTCTTTGTGATTTTTACGTCTGGTGATCTGATCATCGACCGTAGCCTGAGTGCCAGCTCCTGCCGCGTCATCGTGTTTGCCGGGTGCGCGGCTTTGACCGCTTCCCATATTTCAGTGGTGCTCATTTCTTTGCCGAGGATGATATCCACGAGCTGCTTTGCGGTTACTCTGTTGGTCATTGGTTATGCTCCGATCACTTAATCACCCGAAGGTGGCTTACATTTTTCCGATAGCTTCCCCAGGTGAAGTCCACCCAGATCCCGCCATCCATCGTTAATCTGTCCATGACTCTTGCGCCTAAAACATCGGTTAACTCCCTCGAACTCAGGTTGGTTAAAATTCCCACCGGCTTTAACGACGATAGCCGGCGATCGATGATCTGATTCAAAATCACCCACTCGCCGCGTGTTTCGCGCTGCACGCCAACTTCGTCGAGAACGAGCAGATCGACCTTACACAGGTCGTCGAGTAATGCCCCTTCGGACTCTCCGCCGTCGTAACAGCGCCGAACACGCAGCATCAGGTCGGGGATGGTAACCACCAGCACCGTGTGATTCTTCGCCAGCAGATGGTTACCGATCGCGGCGGCCAGATGGTTTTTTCCGGTACCGCATCCGCCACTGAAGACGAAACAGCCAAACCCCATGCCGAAATTTTGCGCATAGCTTTTGGCCTTGCTCAGGGCGTGGCGCTGCCCGTCATTGCTCACTTGGTAATTCGCGAACGTGCAGTTGCGGTGCAAGTCGCAGATCCCCGAACGTCCGAAAATCCGCTCTGCGCGGGCGCGTTGGTTCGCCTTCTCAAGCTCGGCGCTGCGCTTCTCCCCTTCCGTACGATGCCAGGCAAGCAGCTCTTCAGCGGTGTTGAACTTCGGCTTAACGCCCGGCGGCATGATGCGCTGCAGCCTGCTAATCAGTGACTCTGGTGTTTTCATGGTTCACCTCTTGGTCAGTTAAATCCCGGCGGTTTTTCGCCGTATTCGCCCGAAGGCTCGAAACGTCCCCTGCGGGGGTGGCGCTCCTTGCCGGTCAGCGCATTCCTACGCTCGTGCAATACGCTGTCGGCAAATTTTTTCTCCCACTGCACCTGGTGATACCGCCGCCCCTCGGGCTGCCAGTACGCAACGAAGCCCGCCAGTTCGCCAGGGGTATATCCCGGCGCTGGCCCGTCCAAAGCACGATTCCACAGTGCAGCCCGCTGCTGGAAATCAGGCGACGGCTGCCAGTCGGCGGTCATAGGGAATTTATCGTTGGGTTCGTCCAACCAATTTTCATCCTCGAACGCCGGCGGCGCCGAATCATCAGCTTTGGAATCATTCGCGCCTGCGCGATCTAAGAGAGTGGTTTTATCTTTTAGATCCTTTCCCTTCCCTTCCTTTCCGTCAGTGAATCCTCCGTGATTACTCATTGAGTCATCACTGAGTCCTCCATGACCATTCGGTGAATTGTTCTCGCATTTATTCCCATTACTCACTGAGTTTTCATTGAAACCAGGCGGCACAGGGATATTTGTCTGGCTCGGCCGGTTTATTTTTTGGTGCTTTAAAAATCCTGAAATGTGCAAATACTGCACCTCATTCACTGAGTACTCAGTGAGCAATCCATGAGTAATAAGCTCTTGGAGTAGCGGTTCACAATCCATCGAGTCCGCGGGGAAAACCTGCATTTTGATTCGGCGTGGCGAACGCTCAAGGCAGCCCTTGTCGTTGGCAAAATTAAATAAGCCAATAAACAGCAATCGGGCTGGAATGGAGCACTCCACCACCTTCTCATCCGTCCAAAATTCAGGCTTAACTGTACGAATTCGAGCCATTAGCTGTTCCTGGTATTTCGTGTTTCGGTGATTGAGTTCGCTATGTCGCTAACCCTGCTCGGCACTAAAGCCGCATATTCAGGATTCAGCTCGCACAGCACCGCCTTACGGCCGTATGCCGCAGCAACGCCCGCAGTAGTGCCACTACCACCGAACGGGTCTATAACGGCGCCACCGGCCGGGCATCCTGCCAAAATGCACGGCTCAATCAGCGCCGGCGGGAACGTTGCAAAATGGGCGCCTTTGAATGGTCGCGTTGGCACTGACCACACCGTCCGACGATTACGGAGCTCTACCAATCCAGAGACGGCCGCCGAGAACGATGCGTTGTTGCGATTTCCGAATGCGTTGGCTTGGCTTTTAGGCGTGACACCTTTCCCGCGCGGATGCGAGTTCCCCGTTACCGGCTCCTTGATGGCTTCGTGGTCGAAGTAATACTTTGGCCTCTTACTCAGCAAGAAAACGTACTCGTGAGCCTTTGTGCAGCGATCACGTACGCTCTCCGGCATCGGGTTAGTCTTGTGCCAAACGATGTCTTGGCGCAGATACCAACCATCGTCCTGAAGCGCGAAGGCGAGACGCCACGGCATGCCGAGCATATCTTTCGGCTTAACCCCTGCTGGCACTCCTGCCGCGCGCCGCTCTTGCCGATTGGTTCTTCCGTCTGAATATCCGTTATTGCCACTGAATCTCGCCGCGTAACTGTCGCCGATATTTATCCAGATCGTTCCGTCATCACGGAGTACGCGACGCACTGCACGGAAGACTTCAACCAATCGTTGGATAAACTCCGCCGGCGTCGGCTCCAGGCCGATCTGGCCTTCAACGCCGTAGTCTCTCAGTGCGTAATATGGCGGGCTTGTTACGCAGGTATGGAATGCCTTTTCGGGCATTTCGCGCATGAGATCCACGCAATCACCGACATAGCAGCGGAAGAATTTATCCCAAAGCATAATTAGCGATGCCCCATACGGCGCCCAGGTACATGCAGGCGATCCGGCTTGCCCTTTACCCGCTTTAGCGGCTTTGCGTACGTCTTTGCGATAGCGATACTGCTGGCGATCGTCGCGTTCGGGCTGGACAGGTAATGATCGGCGCCACGGCCGGCAGCCGAGCGCGCCACGTCGTCGGGAATTCCCTCGCGCACCAGTTGGGCGCGGATCTGCGTTTCGATCTGTGTTCTTGAAAAATTGGCCATTGGTTTATGCTCCGGTTATTACATGCAGCCGCTAAACATCGCCGCGGCGCTGGCCATAACGGCCACCCATCTGTCCGGTGGCGCCAGCCGCACCAGCGATTCGATACCCTCGCGGATCTCTTTCTCCAGCTCGCGCAGCGGTGCGCCGAGTAATGCTGCCTGTTTGGCGTCCGCGCATTCTTTGATGGCGTCGGCCACCAGCTCGAGCTTGGTTTTCCCCTGCTTCAATCCGTATTTTCTGGCGATCTCGATCGGCATCACGTCAGCGATCACCGGCGCCAGCTGCAGGACGTAGCCGGCGTATTTCTCCGTACGGTTCGGGTTATCTAACCAGCGGAAGATGTTCTGTCGGTTGTTGCGCTCAATGCCGCCCAGCTGGAGGCCTTTTCCGCCACGCCGGAACCATTCATCGGTGATCAGCTTGGCGATGGTCTCCTGTGCCCGGCCTGGCAGCGTGCCCTGCCATTCCTCAACCGCCTGACGGACGGCGTCAGGTTTTACTGTGCGGCGGCGGACTGAAGACTGATTCCCTGAACTCAGCCGCTGTCCACCTACCCTGATAACATCTTGAAATGTTAACGACATGGTTAAGCCTCGTTTTTCTGGGGTAACCCATCAGTCGGGTTTGGGTAAAGGTCAGGGCGCAGTTCGTGAGGGGTTACGCCTGTTGCTTGATGAATGGAAAGAACACGATGGGCGGGTACAACTCCTTTCCCGTCGTTTTTCCACAAACTGATAGCCATCCTGGAAATGCCAAGCATTGAGCTGAGCTTCTTTGCAGAACCCGCAATCTCAATTGCTTTATCAAGTGCCGTCATAATTTCTCTCCTGTCATTGAGAAATTAAGTAAAGCAATTATTTACTAACGAGTCAAGCAATGCGTGCCTTGTTAAAGTAAAGCAAACATTTACAATGCTGATTATGAATACGGAACAATCACGACCAAACCTCGTTTCAAGGCTGACAGAACTTAACGATAAAGGGCTTTCCAAAGCGGAAATGGCTCGAGTTGCCAATGTCAGTAAACAAGCAGTTACGGGCTGGTTTAAAACCGGAACTATGAGCAAAAAATCTGCAATTGCCGTTGCTGAGGCTGGTGGGGTTTCCCTCGCATGGCTTCTGGGGGAGGTTGTAGATGAAGACACAGGGCTAAAGCCCAAAGAACTAGAAATGCTTGAATTATTCCGCCAGCTTCCAGAAGCAGAACAAGAACGCATGATTGATCTCTTCCAGCTCCGGCTAAAAGAAATCGATGAGTACGTTGAGAAGTACCTTCGGGGGCGGTATAAGCCGATCGAAGAGTAATTTTTGAGATTCAGAAGGCCAGAGGCTACCTAAGTCCCTGGCCTTTTTCGTTTCCACCCCACCAAGTCGGCCCGAGGCCGGCTTTTTTTACGCCTGGATACCACCGCGTAAAGTATCACTTTACCTTTTGACTCATTTATACTTGACTAAAAAGTAAAGAACATGTTTACTTAGTCTCATCGCAGCAACGAGTCATCAAGGCAGGACGCCCACGAAGTAGCCGCCACCGGCGCATGAAAAGGTGGATGAGATGACAGAGACAGGCGCGCAGCAGGTACGACGTTCTGACGCCGGGAAAGACCGGGGACGGCTGGAAAGACAGCGAGCATAACCAATAATCAAGCTGAGGATTAACCAATGATCAGCACCACAATTCCGCATAGCGGAAAAGCGGCACGATTCCGTAATAAGCGCACCGGCGCGGCATGGGTGGCACATTACGATATTCATTGCCAAGTATACCGGTTCGAGCCAACGGGTAACCTGCGAGCAATAAAAATGCCGTTTGAGTCACGTGGCATTCCTGAATATTTCGAGCCTGCTGGCACGAACTGACATTTAAATTAGCAACACCCTATCGGCGGAATTAATCAGCCACGGGTTCCCATTACCTAAAACCGGAGCATGACCATGATTAAGACCGTAGAAATCAAAATGAATCTTTTGCACAAAAACATCGTTGAAGTATTAAGCGAGGGTGAAACTATTGGCTTTATCGTCAATACCGATAACAAAGAAAAGCCACACGCCCTCGTTACTCCTAGCGGGAGTGATGCTGGTGATTTTGATTGCCCGAAATGTGCCATTGATGCTGCGGTGCGTACGCACTTTAACGTAGGCAGTGAGTACGCCACAGAGTTTGGCATCAAGGGTAAACCATCCCCGAAAAAACTGCTCCTGCTGGCGTTGCTAGCCATGCTCGCAAGCGATGATTGATTGCTGTGTGTAGCCTTCCCCGCCGTTGCTGGCGGGGATTTTTAGAATATTGAAATGCGTCAAGCGTTTCCCTTTCGGGGCGTCAACTCGCAGGGCGCATTTCAATATCAATCACCACGAGAGGTTATTTATGGAAAAGTTATTTTCCCCTGTCGCGGCACGAAAGGCACAGGTGGAATATTGCAACAATAAACACGTTCCACATTTCGCGCCATACGATGGGATTTGTTTTCGTTGCAAAAAGGATATTTACCAGCAACACGGATTGCGTGGGTATGAAACCGGTATTTCGCTGGACGAAGCAAAAAACACCCATGTTATTTACTGCCCACACTGCAACCGCAGTTATTGCGATTAGAAAGTAAAAAGGCCCGCACAAGGCGGGCCAGTCTACCGGCTTTACGTCCCGGCGACGGGTTACCGGGGAACCACCCCCAATAACCGGAGCATAACCAATGACCAACCGAAGCAGATCACTGATCGGCTGGCATTGTACCTAAACCTAGGAGAACTACACAATGCAAAATGTTGCAGCCTATCTTTACAGGGCAAAACAGAAATCTGGGAAAAACCATCTTTTTACGTACTTTGAGGCGAAGTCTGACGATCACGCGGAGACAAAACGTGATTTTCTCTTCATGGAAGCTGGCCATTCAAAATCCGACTACTTCGCGCCGGTACGCATCGATTTTCCAGTCGTGGACGAACTGCCGGCCGAGGGCGAATTCAGCGAAACATTCTGGCTTACCTGGGCGCTGGAAAGCGACGCCAGCAAAACCTGTGTGCCGCGCGACACGCTCGATCCGTCCGTGGCATTCCCGAAACTGTATCCCTACATGACAAAACCTGCAGGTGGTGCAGGCGCAGCAGAAAACAGCAGGACCACTGAAAAAACGCAAGTGGTGCAGGAGCAGCAGAAAACAGCAGGTGAATACTTCGCATCGAGCCTCGACAAGCACACCGTGATCGCCGCGGCGTGGCTTTACGGCAATAACTGCCTGAAGCTGAACGACGAGCAATTGGCCGCGGCCAAAGCTCTGGTGATGGACGATGCGCAGCGCTACCCGCAAAACGTCATTCTGGCGCTGACCAGCCTTAAACAGTTCGCACACACCTACCCGGAAATGCCGATCACTGCGATCTCGGGCATGAAAGCCATCTGGCCACCGTTCGGCAAGGTGCCGGAGCTGGGCAAACTGTGCCAATTCGCCACCGAATACCTCGACGCTACGGTAGAACAGCGCGCGGGCGTTATCACGAAGTGGCAAACCTCAGCGGCCGGCGGCGCCAAACCAGCCGAAACCGCGCCTGAGGGGCCATTGCGCACCGAATCCGGCGCAATCCTCACAAACGGAGCCGAACCGGCAACCGGCACGCCGATCGACTCTCTGCAGATGCTGGAAACCGTAATCGGCTGCGCGCTGTATCCGTCTGATTTCGACATTTCAAACCCGCCGGGCGCCATCATCCGCGCGGTCACCGAGATGAAAAAACGCAACGATGCGGCGCTGAAAGCGTGGAATGAGCAACTCAGCGCCACGCCTGGCGTTTTGCAGTTCTCCCGACAGGCGATTGTTGCACTAATCCGCGGGGCCGAAGAAAACCTGCACGTTACCCCCGGTGCGCTGCGCAGCTACATCAACGCCAATCTGATCGAAATCGACGGTAAACCTGCGCAAAAAAACGCGGAAAGCGTGCAACAAACGGCCTCAAATCCGGGTGAAAAAGATGACGTGGTCGCCGAGTTCGAGACCGAGCGCCGCGCATGGCTTCGGGCTGAAATACGTGCGGCGCTGGCCGGAACGACTGGTGTTATGGATGAACGCGACGTTGCAGAATTGATTACTGCCATCGGAGACGTTTCGCACGGCTCCATCGCTCGACTGCTGGCCAAGGAGATCGAACCGTGCGATCCATTCAACCAGCTGGTTGCCGATGATGTTCATCACCTCACCTGCGACGTTCTGGAAAATTGGCAGGATGAAAAGGATCCGCGCGTTGCTTATATCGATTCTCGTGTGGAGTTCTATCTGCAGGAAGCGCGCCGGGAATCAGAGAGAAAATATCAGGAACTGGCTACAGCCACCGACGCAAGCGCCAGCGGCGCGCTGCAGCAGGAAAACCCTGCGCCCGAGCGGGTTGACGCCTCAAATGAGGGCGTAAAAACGGAAGTCGCGCAGCAGCAACCCAGCGAACTCCGCAGTATGGGTGGTGGTCGATTTGACGTTTCCGAGTTGTTTGACGCGTCACCGCTGGCCAAGGTAGACGCCGCGGGCGCCACGACCGGCGACGATGTTCGCGAGTTCCTGGATTCGTCAACGGAAACGGCCGAGGTGTCAGGCGAAACAGCGGAATTGTCAGGTGAAAACGTCGATACCGCGGCGCCAGTCGAAGTACAGAACGAGCCTGCCGCGGCAGTCGTCAACGCACCGCGCCGGGAAGAACCGGCAGCCCCTGCATACTTCGAGCCCGGCCGTTATCTGGATATTCCGAACGAGGTCTATCACAGCGCCAACGGCATCAGCAGCACGATGGCAAAGGACGCGCGGATCAGCCTGATGTATTACCACGGCCGCCACGTTATCAAAACCATACAGCGCGAGCGCACCGATGCGCTGACGTTCGGCTCGTTGGTTCACGCGCTGGCGCTAGAACCTGAAAAGCTGGACGAGGAATTCAGCGTTGAGCCTGTGATCCCCGAGGGGGCATTCACAGATACAGCATCGATGCGCGCATTTATCGAACAGCACAACGCCACCCTGCCGAAACAGACCGACGCCGAAACGCTGCGCGCCGTGATCGAGAAGCATAACGCCACCCTGCAAGCGCCGTATGCGCTGGGCGGCAACGCTGACGAAATCGGCCAGTTCTACATGCTGCTGCCGCCGGAATTTCAGAGCATCCCAGAGGACGCAAAAATCACCGCCACGGCGATGAAAGCCTGCATCAAAGAGTACAACGCCACCCTGCCGGCGCCGTTGAAAACCACCGGCGGCCGCGACGCACTGCTGGAACAGTTGGCGACCATCGATCCGGAGTTTGTCGAGAAAGAGCGCGCGATTCCGGCGCCGTTGCCGGTCAGCGGCAGCAAAGAGGATATGGCCGCGCGTATCAAAACGATTTTGCCAACTGCGGTATTCGCCGACGAAGTGATCAGCGCCTGGAAAAATGGGAACGACCAGCGCCAGCCGATCACGCAGGCGCAGATGAAACACGCCAAGGCAATTCAGCGCGCCCTGTTCACCCACCCATCTGTCGGGCAGTTGCTGCAGAACCCACAACGCGCGGTCGAGGTCAGCTATTTCGGTATCGATGAAGAAACCGGCCTCGAACTGCGCGTACGTCCCGATCTTGAGATTGAGGCCGTGGGCCTGCGTATCGGCTACGACCTGAAAACCGTCAGCATGGGTAATGTCAAGCAAAGCGCCCTGCGCGCCCGCTTGCACCGTGAAATCATCGAGCGCGATTACCACCTGAGCGCGGGCATGTATTGCGATGTTGCGGCGCTGGATCAGTTCTTCTGGATCTTCGTCAACAAAGATGAGCACTACCACTGGATCGCCATCGTTGAGGCCTCCGCTGACCTGCTCGAGCTCGGCCGCCTTGAGTACCGCAAAACCCTGCGGGATATCAAACAGGCACAGGATACCGACGTGTGGCCAGAACCGATCACAGAAGAAATCGTGGACGACATTAACGACTTTGACCAGCGCCGCATCGAAGCGCTGCGCGTAGCCCAAGGAGCATACCAATGAGCAACCAACTTGCGATGATCCAGAAAGACCTGGCGGAACAGCTGGCACCGGCAAAAGCGATTTTGCCGAGCCACGTCAGCTTTGAAAAATTCACCAACGCCGCGGCAGTGGCGTTATCAACGAATCCAGATCTGTTCGATGCCGATCGCCAGAGCGTCATCAACGCCCTTTCGTCTTGTGCAAAAGACGGACTCATTCCAGACGGACGCGAAGCTGCGCTCGTCGTTTACAAAACCAAGCTCCCAAATGGTCAACGGGTCCGCCGCGCACAGTACCTGCCAATGATCGATGGCGTAATGAAGCGGGTACGTCAGTCTGGCGAGGTATCTATCATCGCCACCCGCGTATTGTACAAAAACGATAAATTCCGCGTCTGGATGGACGAGAATGGCGAACACATTTTCTATGAACCTAACATGCTCGACCGTGGCGAGATGATAGGTGCGTTCGCCTACGCGAAGATGCGCACCGGCGAGCTGCAGTTTGAAGTGATGAATATCGAGGATATCGAGAAAGTCCGCGCCGCAAGCAGGAACAGTGACAGCGGGCCGTGGGTTAACTGGTACGAGTCAATGTCTCGCAAATCCGTCATGCACCGCCTTGGCCGGCGGCTGCCGAATAACTCCGAGATCATGGAAATGCTCGAGCGCGGGCAAGAGATGGTTTGGCATAAAGAAAAAGACGTCACGCCGGATACCCGCGTAAGCACCGGGCAACTGATAAAGGCGGCAGATAAGGCGCCCGAGGCAGTTACAGAAAATTCAGCACCAGAAAAGATTGCTGAAGATATTCGCGGCAGCATCGACAAGATCACCACCACTGCTCAGGCGACAGACCTCCGCGCCTCAGTTGAAGATATGAAAGCGCAGCTGGGGATCACCCTGTACACCGAGTTGAAAAACAAAATCGTACTGCAACACCACCGCCTTAACGCGATTGCCGGCCTGGGTGCGTCGATCGATGCGGCCGGCAAGAACGGCGGCACCACAAGCCAGGAACGGGCAGAGCTCGGCGCCCTTCTGCATCGCTCTGCGCGGTTCCTGAGCGCTGATGAGGTTCAGCGCTATCAGCAGGCGATCGATGATCTGTCGCTGGCGCAGGAGGCGGCATGCTGACACTTATCGGCTTCCTCCTGCTGGTAAGCCCGTGCGGCCATGATGCGTGCGACGCGCTGCCGGTATCTGAGCGAATTTACTCGAGCTTCGACCAGTGCGAGCGAATGAGGGAAGCAATCCAATTGCGCCGCCCGCGCGCCGTTCTGTACTGCGACGGCGTTTACAGCACTGAGAAATGATTTTCGAAAATCAAAACACAACGCGGGCCACGGGTAAGATCGTGGCCGGTTGTGCGCAGGAGCATAACCAAATGACTCAAAAACTGACTTTAGAAGAATGGTGCAACGAGATTTACCCAGGTAAAAAACCGTCTCGGCAAACCTTACAGCGTTGGGCCAGGAACGGAAATTTTTACCCGGCAGCGGAAAAAGAAGGCCGCGAATATCGGCTGACACCAGGGACTATTTACATCAATCCCAAAGATCTCAATTTGGGTAGAAAAATAAAGGAAGCGCGAAGCATCGAGCCAGCTCGAGCGGCGTTTATGGAGAAGGTGATCAATGACACGGCGAAGGGAGGGGTATGATATGCGTTTGCCAAAAAACCTCACGTTTCGCAGCAAGGGCAAATCCTTCTATTGGCGCAACCCGGTCACCAAGAGGGAGATATCCCTGGGGCAGATTGCGCGCCGTGACGCCATTGCGCAGGCGATCGAAGCTAACCACTACATCGAACAGAACTACTCTCCCGTCCTGTTACTGGAGAAAATCAAAGGCAGCCATGAGTACACACTGAATTCTTGGATCGAACGGTACGAGGTAATATTCAAACGCCGCCAGCTTGCCGAAAACACTTACAAGGTGCGCGCCGGCCAACTAGCCATTATCCGCGAGCGCTTGGGCAGCATGGTACTTTCAAAAATCACGACTCGACACGTCGCCGAGTATCTGGAGTTCTGGATCGCCCAGGACAAAAAAACAATGGCCGCCACCATGCGTTCGGTGCTGTCCGATATCTTCCGCGAAGCAATCGTCGAAGGTTATATAGAAAACAATCCCGTAACGCCTACCCGCGCCGCAAAAGTCGTGGTAAAGCGCGAACGCCTGGAACTGGCGCAATACGGGCCTATTCGTTATGCAGCAGACCCAATGCCGCCCTGGTTCGGCTTGGCGATGGATCTGGCCTTGGTTTCTGGCCAGCGCCGCGAAGATCTGACACAGATGCGTTTTAGCCATGTCGTAGACGGCAGATTACTTGTCGAGCAAGGGAAGACTGGCGCCATGATTTCCCTACCCCTGGATCTAGAGTTGAAGATCGTAGGCCTCCGCCTCGGGACAGTGATCGATCGCTGCAGGTTGGTCAGCACTACAGACTTTATGATCAGCGCCGGCATCCGCAAAAATAGCCCAGATGGCTCGCTGCATCCTGATGGACTAACGAAAAAATTTGTTGCGGCGCGGAAGGCTTCAGGTTTGTCGTTCGAGGAAAATCCGCCGACATTTCACGAGATCAGAAGTTTGGCCGGCCGGCTGTATGAGAAGGAAAGAGGAAGGGATTTTGCGCAGAAACTGCTGGGGCATACATCAGAGATGATGACGCTGAAATATCTCAATACGAGGGGGAAAGAGTACGTAATGCTGTAAAAGACCGAATATCAAAATTCGAGTAAATTTCGAGTAAATTCGAGTTTTTCGAAAATAACATAATAAAATCAACAACTTAAAAAAAGACCGAATACGATTCCTATATTCGGTCTAGGGAAATGGCTCTTGGGAGAGAGCCGTGCGCTAAAAGTTGGCATTTAATGCAAGGCTTATTCAGCCATGCACTTTAAGCGTAGCCCAAGCCGCTATTTTTGCCAGCGTAGCGCACGGTGCGTGATAGTTTACCGTAGAAATCAAACACCTGGTTTTCACCGGCAACGGCGGCCCCCAGCCATAACCCTTTCTTTCTGAAAAAATCAGTGGGCGCACAGCTGCTGGGCACGCTCACGGAACGGTTCGGTACTCATCTTGTGGCCAGGGTTGCTCGCATCGTCGAGCAAGATCACATCCAGCGGCTGGGCACGTTGCTGCCCTGCTTTTACCTGGGCCTGGGCGATATCATTTAGCGGATATTGCATCAACGTGCTGTTGTTCAGCACAAACAGTGCGCCATCTTTCCGGCACTGCAGCGTCACCTCTTCCCGAGTAAATGCCCACTGTTTGCCGTATTCCAGCTTAGTCACATTGACTAGCCCACCGGCCGCCAACGCGGCGTTGGTCGCTGCCAGCAACGCGAAACCGAGTAATGCTCGTTTCAT